AATCGTACGCCTTGCCTAGTCCTTCCGCCCCGGCCTGGCCCATGCCGTACAGGGTCTTCACGTCCTGCCCGATGCCCGCCACGCCATGAAGGCCGCTCGCGAGCGTCGGCTGCTGCTGCGGTGCCGGCGTCTTGGCGGTCACGAGAGACGGATGCGAACCCCCGCTGGTCGGGATACCGAGCCCCATGCCCTCGCCCGGCATACCGGACAGACCGCGGCCGTGCTGCCCCCACGGAGCGTTGGCGAACATATCCGCCTGCGCCCGCAGCATCGCGGCGTAGTCGCTGTCCCCGACAAGACCGCCGCCGGCAAAGCCGAGCCCCGCGTGTTCAGGCGCCACGGCGCCGCCCATCGAGGCGGCGTCCGCTGTGGCCTTGTCATAGTCGACCGTCTTATAGCCGCCGGCCAGGCCGACCGCCTCGGGGTGATGCTTCTCGACGTCCTGGGCGAGCAACCCGATGTGCTTGCCGGGTTGACCGCGGTAACGGTACTTGAAGATCTTCTGCCCGTCGTAGGTCTCGCCCACAGGCTCGATATCTTCCTTCAGCCGCTCATCGGAGAACATGGACGACGGCGAAGTAGTCGTTGTGGTCGACCCCGATAGCGCGCCCGTGCCCTCGGCGATGTTCGCCTCGAATTGGGCCGCCTGGAACGGGTAAGCCTGTTGCTGTTGGAACTGCTTATACAGCGCCTCTAGCCCGGCCTGCTGCGTTTGCTGCTGCGCCTGCCCGGCGGCCATTTGGGCTTGCGCGCCCTGCAGGGACGCTTGCTGCGCGCCCGCCCCGAGACCGGCGAGTTGCTGGCCCGCTCCCGTCAGACGGGCGAGGTTCGCCTGCTGCGCCGCAAGCTGCGCGCCCTGCTGTTGCGCGGCGACCCCTTGCGCCTGGGTGTAGCCAGACTGTAGCGCCTGGGCCAAAGTCTGTTGATTGGCGAGGTTCTGCTGGTAGGCAAGGTTCGCCGCGGCTACACCGGCTCGATCGCCGCCAAAGGCCCCGGACTGGATCGCCTGCCCCTGCAATGCGCTTCGCTGCTGGGCGTTCTGTTGCTGCTGGGCAGCCATCAGAGACCCGACCACATCACCCAGATACGGCGACAGATACCGGTTGGTTTGAAGTTGCCCGAGGTTAGCCGGGCCGGCGCCGGCCAAGGTCAGCCCCGTGGCCGCGCCATAGTATGGCTGCGCCTGACCGGCGGCGGCATTGGTACCCGCGATGCCCGCTTGCTGCGTCGGGGTCAGCGGCGCAACGAATGCACTCGGGTCGTAGCTGTACGCTTGGAACGGGGTCTGAGATACTTGCGAAGCTCGCGCATTGACCGCGTTGTACCGAGCGAGAACCTCCGGCGGGATCTGGACGGTACTGGTAGAAGTTGAGGATTTACCGCCCATCGGGGGCCTCCGCGGTCAGCCGGTCATCAGTCCGGGCGTTATAGAGGAAGAAGGCGCCGGCGGGTTCCCCGAACATCCGCTCGTACATCACGACCTTGGTCTTCGTTCGGTGGTTACTGAGAACCCCTATCAAGAGCGGTAGGCCGAGTTTATCAGACGTAGCTTTCGCAAAGCTCGCCAATAACCGCGCGTGGCGGCTCTTTCGGCAATCTTTGCGGACGTATAGAATTTTCTCTTCGATCACTTCCGCGTCAGAATAAGACACGTTCCCGATGCGCAGAACGACCAGGGCTTCAGGCGCTTGGCCCGGAACGCCGATCACCCCCACGATGCCGCGATCCAACGTGAGAGCAGCCCACAGGTCGTTCAGCATCTTGAGCGGATTGGCGTCAACGAAACCGTTCTCGTGATGCCCCTCCATGAGGAGGTCCATGAGCGGGTGAACGTCGTCTGGCGTTCCGATCCGAACGGTCGCGTTGATGATCGGCATTCTAATCCTTCTTCGGACCCGGCAAGGCTTCAAGCGTCTTAATCGTCTTGGCCCGCATTCGCTTCACGAATTCATCCAGTATGCGATGGCCGTCTTCTAACGACCCGCTCCCGAGCCTTACCACGTCCTGCGGGTGGATGACATACTCCCCGCCCGCGGCCACGATGGGCACCGTGCCTACGGATCCACCCGCCGCCCGGTGGGGCGCGGGTTGCCCGTAAGGCATCGGGCTGTCGCCGCCGTAAGGAATGCCCGCGCCGGCACCCTTCGACCCGTAGAAGGGCTGGCTAAAGATCGACTTAGCGACCTTGAACCCTGCCATCGTGTTGCCTTGCCCCATCGCGCCGATGATGTCCGCCGGGATCACGTAGGATCCGGACACGACGTGCATTGGAAGATGGTCGGTGCGGCCGGCCACAGGGCTGTGGATAGGACCGACGTGGACCTTGTTGACGGTTCCTCCTTCGGCCCGCCCTTCCCGCGCCGTGCGCATCGCTGCGGCCACAGCCTGGGCCTGCGGATGGCCCGCATGAACCATCTCGCGAATGTTGCTGCTGATCGTGGCGGGGCTGCTGCCGTGAGCGAGGGGCATTAAGTCACACTCCTGATACAGCGGTCCAAGTAGAGCCATTGCTTACGTAAAGGCGAGAGCCTGTTGTTCCGGTGTAGTTTAGGTAAAGGGAAGCGTTTGGCTGCACCGCTGATGGTGCTCCGGAGCCACTGGAAATGTTAGGCATTCCAGTGGTTCCCATCGTAGTGGCGCCATTCAGGATCGCATTGGAAAGAGTGGGGACAGAGGACAGAACAACAGACCCCGAGCCAGTCGCAGTCGTAACGCCCGTTCCGCCGAAAGCTGGGGTGATAACACCAACCATGACTTATCTCCATTCCACCGAAAGGGCGTTCACGTAGAACTGCACGCCCGAAGTTGAGTTGAAATACATCGCGTTGAAGATGGAGTTGGTCGTCACGTCGATCCAATTGGAGTCGAAGTTGACATTGGCCGCGCTCGTCGCGGTGTTCATCGAGACGGTTAGCTCTGGGATCGTGGGGAAGTTCAGCACGGTCGTGCCGGACGTGACGCCAGTTACGACGTAGAGAGTGCCGGAAATGCGGACCTGCTTCGCGCCATATTGGATTGGCGCGTATTGGCTGCCCGTGGTCAAAACGGAAGTTGACCCCGTGCCGGTGAACAGCATCGTCTCGAAGAAGCCGATCGGGTTCCAGATGCCGTATTTGTCAGTGTTGCAGTAGGCTATGCCGCCGCCCGCGACGAAATTACCACCAGAACCTTTAATTACGTTATAGTTTGAGACGGAAGCGTTGGAATTGGCCGCGAGGTTGAAGACGAGCTGGCCGGTCCCGTAGTGGGCACAATAGAACCCGTTGACCATGAGGGTTCCACCGGAGCCATTCCCGATGGCGAAGACGTTGTTATCGACCCAGCTCACGTTCAGATTGGCGATTTGCATCGTCACATTGTCGGAGCGGAAGTCGAAAGCGTAGAGGTTTTGACTGCCCAGAGGCACATTCTGCGTGCCCACGAGGAAATTATTGCCGGTTCCGATTACGTGAGTCGTATTGGCCGCGACCTTCATTGCGCAGCCAATAATGTTAAATCCTACGTTCTCAAAGAAGCCGTTGAACCAGCTGTGAGTTGCGCCAAAGCAAGTTCCGTCCGTGAAACGGATACCGGTGTTGATGAAGTTGAAAATGATATTTTTCGCGACGGAGTTATCCGTGTATTGGCAATCCCAGCCGAGAACGTTGTCCCACATCCAATTATGGACCGGATTACCAGACATGATGTTATTTACCTGGATGTTGTCCAGGAGAATAGTATCGTTTACGTTAACGGTCTGAAAGCCGATATACCAAGGCGAGCCGATAATGACGTTTTGGATGACAGTCCCGGTGCCGTTTTGAATGCCATAGGCGATGCCGCTGTAGGTGACGCTAAACCCGTGGCTGGCATTCACGATCATAACGTCTGAAACGTGGCAATAGTTGCCGGAGACCGTGAAGGCATAGGGATAGGTTACGACATTTCCGCTCGTGATGGTGGTTGGTTGGCTAACCGCCGTTGACTGGTCATAAATGAAGTTCACGCCGAGCAACGAAGCACCGTTAGCTTCGTTGAAATACACCGTAGCGGAAGAAGCGGAGCCGGAGACGTAGCACGAGAAAGTAATCGTGCTGCTGGTTGCCGAGGAAACTCGCCAAGCGCCGTTGAAAGCAGAATTGCTCGCGCCGGTTATCGTGACAATATTTCCGGCCGCCGCCGTGTAGGCAGGCGTGCCGCTAGGGTAGGCCAAGGTGGCCGTAGTTCCGTTGCCGGCGATCGTGCAGTTGGCGACGCCGCTATTCCACAGGGTCGTCATACCTGTGGAGGTGGGATCGGCGTAGGTGGGGTTGCCGAGCTGGCAAGCCGTGTTTACAGAGTCAACGCACTGTATCCAGGTGCCCGTCTTCGACCATTGAGTTACTCCGCCGTTGTTGGCGTAGAAGGTCTTGCTGCCCGCGCCCTGCAAGGTAACGCCCGGTGGCACGATCAGGCCTTTAGTGAGGTAATAAGGCGTCCCGGTGGGCGGCAAGTAGACAACTCCGCCGCCCGCATTGAAGGCGGCGTTCAGAGCCGTTTGAACGGCAACGTAGTCATCAGTTGCCCCGTTGCCAGTAGCGCCGTAGTTCTGCGCGTTGATAAAGGCTTGCCCGGCCAGGGCGTAACCGGTGCTTGTAGCGTTCCCGACAAGAATTTGCCCGACCGTTGGAATGCTCGAAAGGCCTGTGCCCCCCTGCGACACCGGGATCGGACTGGCGGAAGTGCCTGCGCCCACCCGGAACACGGTAGCGCCGTCTGACGAGTATAGAACACGATCCGCGGTATTGAGCGCGAGTTCCCCCGCCGCCAAAGACGACGGAATAGAACCGGAAGAACCCGAACGCTTAACCTGGATCGTGTTTGCCATTAGTACGTCCCCCCGTTGATAGTGTTTCCATCAAAGGTCGTCAGGTTCGTGACGGATCCGCCAGAGAGGGAAGCGTTCGAGATGGTCGCACCTTGCAGGCTCAACAGCGCCGTCGAATACCACTGCGTCGTGCTGGAAGCATCGAACTCAATCCAGCCGTTCACGGGGATCTGAATGGCGATGTTAGTGCCGAGAGCATCGATCTGCGCGGCAAGCGCCGGGTAAATGTTGACTGGATTTGCGCCGCGATTGACGACGATAACGCGGCGGCCGACCGTAGCAGTCGGCAAGGTCACGGCGCTCGGGCTTGCCGTAGCGGTCGTGATGAAGTTGAAGTCCGACGTAAGCGGCGTTTGACCCTGGGTATTTGAGGTCGAAGCCGTAATCGCAGAGGACGTAGAATACGTCTCTGCGCTCAGTGCCGGGGTCGTAAGGCTTGGGCTGGTGTTGAGCACCACACTGCCCGAGCCTGTGCTGCTCGTGACGCCCGTGCCGCCCGCTGTGACGGGCAACGTCCCTGTCGTCAGTGCGCTCGTGCTGGTAGCGTAGACCGCGCCGCCAGAAGTGAACGTAGTCAGGCCCGTGCCACCATTGGTCGTCGGAAGCGTACCGGCCACGCCGGTCGTCAATGACAAGCCCGTGGCGTTGGTTAGCGTGATCGAGCTAGGGGTGCCCAGGTTTGGCGTCGTCAACGTCGGGCTGGTACTGAAGACGACATTACCCGAACCCGTCGTTCCCGACGTGATCTGCGATCCGGCGATAGCAATCGACGTGTTGGTCACACCGGTCAATTGCCCCTGGCCGTTGACCGTGAACACCGGAACAGAGGAAGCCGACCCGTAAGTGGCAGGCGTGACTGCGGTATTGGTGATGCTGAAGACGTTGGCTGCCAGCGTCAGCCCGGTGCCGGCCGAGTAGGTGATCGGGCTAGAGAACTCAACGAAATTGAGCGCCGTCGTGCCGATCGTGATCGACCCGGTGGTGTTGAGAACCCAGCTAGTATTCAGGTTGCTGCTGCCGCTAGTGACTAGTGCATACGCACCCGTCGCCACCTCACCGGTCGTAGCCTGGTCGAAGTCCGTTGCTCGGGTCAGCACCCAGTTGGTCGAACCCGATCCTACAGTCGTGACGGTGTAAATGCCGTTCTGAGCCGCAGCGGCTTGATCCTTGATCAGCACTCGCTGGCTGGCCGACAAGGACACGCCATCGAGCGAGAAGGCTGCCTGCGCGCCCGAGTTGGTTAGCGTGGCACCTACGCCGGAGGTGCCGTTGTTATAGGTGGCGCTCAACGCCCCCGTAGAAGCCGCCGTAACCGGCGTGTGGATCTGCAAGCCGGTCGCATTGGCGTCGACATATGCCTTGGTCGCGGCATCAGTGGCGTTGACCGGAGCGCCCGCCAGGGTAATGCCAGACCCGGTGCCCGAGGTTGTCGCCGTCATATCCCGAATAGACGGGGTAACGATGGTGCCGTTGTTGCTCAGGACGACAGAACCCGAACCCGTGCTGCTCGTGACGCCCGTGCCGCCCGCCGTGACAGGCAACGTCCCCGTCGTCAGGGCGCTCGTGCTGGTAGCGTAGACGGCGCCGCCCGATACGAAGGAGCCTAGGCCCGTGCCGCCGCTGGTGGCGCCAAGAGTGCCCCCGAGCGTTATCGTGCCGGAGGTGGTGATGGGGCCGCCCGAGGTTGTCAGGCCGGTCGTGCCACCGGAAACTTGAACGCTCGTGACCGTCGCGCTGCTGGTCGCGTTGATCGTGACATCCGCTCGGTTCGAGACGGCGTTGTCCGACACGCTCAGCGTGACGTTGGTTCCGGGGATGAAGTTGATCGACGGCCGAGTGCTGTTGAGCGTGCCGTTGTTGTCGATCTGGACTGCGCCGACAACTTGGAAGACGGAGGAACCGGTTCCTGCGTACAGGAACTTATCCGTCAGATTGAGGGCCATTTCGCCCGCCTGAAGGGCGCCTGCGCTGGGAACCGAACCGGCGGTGGAGGACCGCTTGATCTGAATTACGTTTGCCATTTAGTAGGTTCCACCGTCCAAAGAGATCGAAACGGAAGCCGCGGCTTCCAACTGGCCTTGCGGGTTTACCGTAAGAATAGGGACGCTTGAGGCCCCGCCATACGCTCCCGATGCTACCGGCGTGTTGGTGATGCTGAGAGTTCCGGTCGAAGTGATCGCCGCCCCGGCCGTGCCGTTTGCGCTAAGGCCAGTCCCAGCCGTGATACTGGTGACGCCGGACGCGCTTGCGGTCCCGGTCGACGAGATCGTCACAGACCCGGGGCCGGTCGAGATGTTGATGCCCGAGCCCGCGGCCAGAGTGCCGGGAACGTAAACCGACCCGGTGCTGATCGGGATCGAGCCCGCCACCGTCGGCGCCACATTGGTCCCGAGGCCCCCGGCGGTAGGAGCCACGACGCCGCCCAGCGTGACCGTTCCGGTCGTGGGCACGTCCGGCGTCAGCCCGGTGGTGCCCCCGCTGAACGCCGCCACGCCGGCGCCGCCAAGGCCGCCAAGGTTCTGAAGGGCGTTGATGATGCCGTTGATGGCGACGACGCCATTCTTCTGCGTCGTCAGAATATCAGTGAGAGACGCGCTCATCAGTATTTTCCGTCCGGCATCACGCGGTATCTCATATTACCAATGCGCCACCAAGTGCCGATGTCGCTGCTCCCAACGGCGATGGATACTAGCCTTCCCCGGAACCTCGGGGAGATAAAGGTCGTGTTCCGGGTCACTTGGTAAGGCCCGTACACGGAGGGGGTGTCGCCGGGGTAATCAGCGACGTAGAAAGTCAGGTTCAGGGTCGCGCTCGGGTTCGGCGTCGTCGTGACCGGGTTCGAGCTGCCGTTGTAGTAGCCCCACTTTGCGTCCGGCCACATCTGGTCAATGAACGATTTCAGGTCGCCTTCGTTAATCGCGAAGTACCCGGTTTGGAAGTAGCTATTCATCGCGACCGCTTGGGCGCCACTGGCAGCATCGGGCGACGTCTCGTGCTGGTAGATGTACCGGTCGGACGGGCTCGCACCGATAGGAGCACCGAGAACCGACTCGTTAATCCACGCTGACCGTCCTAACGACCCGTAATCCCAAGTGCGGAGGACAGCGTTGTATTTGACGTATTTGGCTACCTCGCCGCCCGATGTGGTTGTGGGGTAATACCAAGCCACTTCCGCAAATCGGGAGTTAACCGCGACCCGGATTTTGTTCAGGTTCGTCTTGTCGAGGTCTTGGAAGATTACGTCCCAAATCGGGCACGCAATTGGCTCCACGCCTCCCCCGGAAAGCTGATAGAATTGGGTCTGGCCCATCCAGTACACGACGCCGTTGTAAGAACCGGCGGCTTTCCGGCCGATCAGACCGCAACCAGTTGCGATTTCATTGAACTGGTAAATGAAGGGTTGGCCGACGTATTGCATCGCCCATATTGACAGGTCTGTCCACACGAGGGCCTGCTGCGGACCCTGTATGCATCCGACGATACGAGAGCCCTTGGGGATGCGGTAAGAACCCGCCTGATTGGTGGTCTTGGCGATCCAGTCGTTGAAGTTCTCGACGTCGCACCACCGTAGGAGAAGCGGGTCTTGCACGCCGTTAAAGGAAGACCCCCATGCGATGACTTGCCGCTGCGGCATAGCCACAAACATGCCGTCATTGACTGGCGGGCCGAACGGTAGAACGGTGGCGATGACGTTACCGGAGGTCGGGTCCCATTGGTAAATAGGGCCGGTCACGGGGCACGCGAGAAGGATCTGACCGAAATTATCGAGCGTCCAATCGACCGCCGTAATAGGCGTTCCGGTCGTAGGAACGATTGCCGTTCCAGAACCGAAGCCTCCGGTGCCAAACCCGCCTACGCCAAAACCAGTGCCCGCCGGCACGGGGCCGAGGCCGACGTAGTAGAGGAAACTGACGGCTTCGTAGATGCTGCCTGTCGCGGAAGCTAGAGTAGCCGCCTGGATCGTGAAGACGCTGGTCGAAGAGACGGATTGGACGGTGTAATTACCGAATAGCGTCACGCCGTTAAGCGGCGTTGACACTAGGACCGGAAAGGTGTCCCCGGCCGCATACCCGTGCGAAGGGAGCGTCACGGTTACGACCGCTGACCCGCTCGTTGTAGCAAATTGCGGGGCGACCCCGCCGCTTGCGGTAGACGTGGCTGGCGCCGGAAGCCCAAGAGCCGTCAGGGCTTGGATCGAGTACGTCGTGTTGCTGATTTCGGTGACGGGGTAGAGCCCAAAGAGGACCAAGCCGCCCACGGAGATTGGCGTTTCGATAAACACCGAGTCGTAGCTGCTAGTCGCGAAACCCGGATCAGTAATCTGGACAATGCTGCTGCCAGCAGTCGTCGAGAAGGCGATTGCGGGCGTCGTTGTTGCCGTACGGGGCGTAAGGTCGCGTAGGCTGCCGTTGCTCAGGGTATTGAGTGAGGCTTCGTTGCCCAACGCTAGATACGAGACGGAGTTGGTGTCTTCCCACGCCCACAGGGCGCGGGTGATCGAACTCATGGGCGCAGAGTAGTATGCGGTCCAGCCGCCTAGCTTTTGAACAAGACCTTGACCGGCCTTGTCATAGATAAACCGAATGAAGTTGCATTGCGAAATTGCGGCTTGGTTAAGAGCCTGCGTTTCGTTCTGGTCAACCCCCGGAATGAGCTTGATGGCAGAATGCGGCATACATCACCCTCGGCTCGGAGAAGCGACGGGCGCGGGCGACATGGAGGACCACGCGGCGCCTTGAAACTTCTTGCGGGCCTCTTCTACCATCGCGCTCTTCAGCAGCGTCTGGTACTGCGCTTCGTAGGTTCCCGGCATTGCGGGGTCGTTTGCCATAGCCCCTGAGAAGTTCCGCTGGTAGGCGCTGATGTAGACCATCGAGGCCATGATCATCAGGTCCGGCAGATACAGGGATATAAACGTCGTCAGGTTTGTGGGGGACAAAGAGTTCGGACGAACTGTCCCTACGAGTTCCAACGTGTAGTTGGCATCCGGCCACGGCCCTACTAGGAAGGTGCTTTGGTCGAAGATGGCGAAATACTGCGGCAGCGCAGATCCCACACTGCTCGGGAACACCGCGTCGAGGAACTCCTTCGTTACCGGGAGAAGCGGGTTGCGCGTGGCCGAGTTGGGGTTGGTAGCGCCGGCGGGGCTGAGGACGTTGACCTGCTCAAGGACCACGAACACGTCAGGCGGTATGACGACCGACCGGGTTCCAGAAGCCAAGGAGTAGGAGGTGTTGGCTTGCGTCGTGGATAGGAAGTCAAGGTCACGATACATCCTGTTTTCCGCGTAAGTGATCATCGCGGGCAAGATGGTCGTGTAGTTTGGATCGGTCGTGTTAACGACGGCTAATTCAGCTACCTGCTGAATGTAGCTGGTAGTGCCTGAAACGCTCCCGTCGTAGCTTAAACCAGTCGTCATCTATGGTCCTCGTTACGGGTGCTTGTCGGCTTTTCCGTCCAGCTTGTCAAATATCTTCCCCAACATCTCCTTAACCTCTTTGATGTTGTCGTTGAACTCGTCTTTTAAGACGTAGTGTTTGGGGAGATCGACCTCGATCTGATGGACATCTTTCCGAAGCTGCTCGGTCGCTTCATACAGCCGCCGGGCAAACCACCCAATCACGGCTAGAACCGCACTGGCCCCTACGTTGATCGCGGTTTGCATGTCCATTGGTTATGCCGCCATGAACTGAAGGAAAGAACTATTCTGAACGTTAGTGGTCACGGTGTAAACGAGGACAAGTATCCCGGCGGCCCCCGCAGCATTATTAGCACCAGCACTGCCCGAAGATCCTGCGCCGCCGCCATAGGCTCCCGCAGTGTTCGTCGGATTAGCATTTGAGCCGCTTCCGCCGCCAGAACCACCCCCTGGCCCCGCATACGCAAGGGAAACACTATCTTGCCAAAGTTGCGAAGTGCCCCCTGAGCCACCCGCAAAGTTTGTAGAACCGAAACCGCCGCCGCCGCCGTAACCGCTCGTAGTGCCGCCTGATCCCGCCGCAGAAGCAGAAGTAGCCCCTGCGCCACCGCCGGAACCGCCGCCTTTACCGCCGGCAGTCGATGTCCCCGTTCCGCCTGCGCCGCCGCCATTAGCCCCGCCACCGCCCCCGGAGCCAAGATTGCTGGTGGCGCTATAACCTGTTCCGCCCGCCCCGCCTGCCCCACTAGGGCCGCCCGCCCCACCGCCGCCCCCACGGTTCGCGGTGCCTCCAGCTGCACCTACAGCTCCGCCATTTCCCCCGGAGTTTTTACTTGCCCCGATGGAGGAGCCAACTGTGCCCCCGCCGGTTCCCCCGCTTCCTGCACCTGCAGAACCGCCCCCTCTAGCGAGAACCCCTTGAGCAACAGTAGTGGGGGCACTACCCGTTGTTGAAAGCCAAGTCGATCCCCCGGCCGAACCCGAAGCCCCAGCGCCCACACTGATTGAATAAGTAGTTGAAGCTATAAGGGATAAAGAGGTGTTATCGCTAGAAGCCCAGCCCCCTCCACCGCCGCCGGCATTAGAGCCCGCAGTTCCCCCGCCCGCGCCAATCGCGTGCAGGGTCCAAGGAGCGCCAAAATCGTTCGGAGTTGTATAGGTAGTGCCCGACGTGATGAGAACGGTTACGGTGGTCACGCTAGCGGCCCTGGCTCAACGAAAACTCGCAAAATTGGATCGTAGGCCCAACCGATGCCGCAGTTTTGCTCGGCTACATCTACGAGAAAAGTTCCTTGATATGGCGGGTCTTCCTGCGCGTTCGCCATTATGAGGTTGACCACGAGCAACGAGGTGGCGTCTACGACTGCTGCGACCATGCTACACCTGTGCCACGGCTACGACATCCCAAAAGGCGTCAGCACTATTATAAACGCATCCTACATACATGATCGTCGGGACCGTAGTTGTCGGAAGGGTTATTCCGACTGAACGATAGGCGCCCGAAGTAGTTGTCCACGACAAAGTTTGCCTCGTGCCATTATCTTTAATTCGCAAGATAAGGCGTTGTCCGTCAGTAGGGGTGCCTGAAGGGGCAGCAATAGCTGCCGTTACTGCAAGCGCCGTAACTTCATATTGATCCGCCGTATCGCCGGTTGGAGTGACTGTCGCGCTATTAGTTATCGAAACAATTCGAGGGGTAATACGCTTGTTGGTAAAAGTTTCCGTCCCGGCAATCGTCGCCAGCGTGCCAGAGGTCGGCAACGTAACCGCCGTCGTTCCGGTGCTGGTGATGGTCGTCGGGAACGCCCCCGACGTAGCCAACGTCGAACCGTCTGCAAGCGTCAACGTGGCCGAAGTGGCCGGAGCCGTGATGGCGACCTTATTGACGCTCGTGGCAGTAGCCGCCCCAGAAATGGTTAAAGTCCCGGCGGTCGGGGTCAACGTATCGGTAACGTTGTTGGTGTTGATGCTCACGGGATTACAAGCTCCGCCCCGTTGAGGGGATCATCTGGGTTAGCCTTAAACACGTTCTGAACGCCCTCATACAGAAGTGTTAAGCTCATGCTGTTGGGGTCAGTGCCCGAAGGAAAATCTGCCACGGTAAGGTTATAAGGGAGACTGGCCGTCGGGATCGGCTGGGCGCCAGCCTCATACGCCTCGGGGGTCACATACCCCACGACGCACACGCCGTAGGCAGGGCCGTTCGGGCCTCCGAGCTGAAAGGTGCCTGCGATAATAACCCAGCAAGTGGCGTTGATACCCGTGTTGCCAATGGGGATAGATTTGGAGAAATACATTACCACACCTCGGTTGTTTGGATGTTGGCTACCCAATGCGTCGCGTTAGCGTTAACGGGAGTAACCGTCACGGTGAGGCCATTGTTTGTCGTATCCGCCGTTATAACCGGGGTTGCAGTGCTAGCCCACCCAGAAGAAAGCGCGATTACCGTGCTGGTTACTGAGCCGACGATAGCGGCAGACCCGGTGCCGCGAGCGAGTAAAAGGTCAAATACCCAACCTCCGCCTGCTGTGGAGCCTGAAGCGGTTTCACGCCCCACGACATAGACGCGCGTCAAAAACATCGCGTTTTGAGGAATATTTGCGACATTGGTTGACGCGGCCGCTGCAGAGTCGGCGGTTAAAACTTTTGCAGCCGTGGAGGCTGTTGACGCCCGAAGAACGGTAAGAGCGGTTTGACTGTCGCCCGCCGTGGTTATCGAACCCGTTCCAAACGCAATTTTGCCTGTTTGCCCGTCTACCCAAGACTGATATCCAATTGCGGCAGAATTATTGCCGTTTGTCGTGTTGTTGTTTTTAGCTGCAATACCGATCGCGAGATTATTACCCGCATTACCGCTCGTGCCGGCCGCAGCGTTGTAGCCGATAGCAATTGCTTGCTGCAAATTAAAATAGTTGCCAGTGTAGGCGTTATACCCAAGAGCAATGCTGTATTGCCCTGTGGATCGGGCGTTATAGCCAATAGCTACGGAACCTGCTCCTTGAGAGCCTGCAAGTCTTCCGATAGCTATATAGTCCGTTCCCGGATTAGAACTGCCGCCAGCAAAGGCTCCGTATCCGATTGCGATATCGTATTGATGAGCGGTGGACGCAGTCCCTCCTATGACGATGGAATTGGCCCCTGCGGCTATTTGACTGGCTGCGGTGCGAACAGTTTGTAAATCAATCGCATTTGCACCGCGTGCATTACCCCCGGTCGCCGTGCCGTCTGGTGCAGGTCCCGCTATGAGTCCCCCGGTGCCTTTGGGGGTCAACACAATGGCGGTGTTTGTATCGCCGCTTGTAGCGATTAGCGCAACATTGCTTTGCGTGGTATTGTTGCCTGCGTATTGCAGGCCGTATCCTGACCCTGCGACCGCGGCAGCGTTTAGCGTAAAAGAACCGCTAGTTGACCCCGTAAAAGCTATGCTCGTGGCAGTTGCGACGCCCACATTGGGCGTCACGAGCGTCGGGCTAGTTGCTTGGACGCTGCTGCCCGACCCGGTTACGGGGTTCCACGAGAACGTAGTTCCGGACCACGACATCTCCGCAGCGGTCGTGCCCGGAGCCGTAATGAACGTCGTCACGCCAGCCGCAGACTGATACGGAACTTGATTGGCCGTTCCGCCCGCTAGATTGGTGGCGGTTCCGATCGTCAAAGTGCTTGGCGCGTACCATCCCGGGGTGACCGTGCCGCCCGACACTAACAGGTCGCCCACGTTGCCGGCGGCGCTGAAGGCATAGGCCGTTCCGGTCCCGTATGCTAAACCGCCTGCTTTAGGCGTCGCGGTGCTGTTCGTGCCGCCGTAAGCCGTATCGAGCTTCCCGCCCAGCGTGACCGCCCCAGTCGTCGCCGTCGCGGGCGTCAGCCCGGTCGTCCCGGCGCTGAAGGAAGCCACGGTTGCGCCGGTCGTCGCCAGTGTGCCGGAAGTCGGCAGCGTGACCGACGTCGTTCCGGTGCTGGTGATGGTCGTCGGAAACGCCCCCGACGTAGCCAACGTCGAACCGTCTGCAATCGTCAACGTAGCCGAGGTGGTCGGGGCCGTGATGGCGACCTTATTGACGCTCGTGGCAGTTGCGACGCCCACATTGGGTGTCACGAGCGTCGGGCTGTTAGTCATGGCGACGGTGCCGGTCCCGGAGATCGGGTATTCCCCAACCACGCCGGCGTTATCGTAAACAACCCGCCCGCTATTACCGCTCACGATGGTCGAAGACCCGACCGTGATGGTGCTGGCGCCACTCGGCCCCGTAGGCCCGGTCGGGCCGGTCGGCCCGATCTGGTTGTTCATGACCTGTACGGCGGTCACGATGACGCCGGGGGTTTCTGGAACCGTCGGGGTTACAGTGCTGGCGATGGTTTCGATGTAGAGATGAGTTGCGTCGTCAGGCAACCACATGATTTGAAAGTAGTCGCCAGCAGTCACGGTTACGACGTAATTGACCGCAGCAATGAGCTGGCCGTGGGTGCCGCCGTGAGACCCCACTACTGCGTAAAGGCTATTGGAGTCTGCAATGTCGCCCGTAGATCCCGAGTCGTTCCTGCGCAGCCACACGTTGACGTTGTGAATGCCCGTGTCGGTATTTACGAACTGGATCGAGTACTGGATGTTATAGACGCCCGTAGTCGCAAAAGTAATGCGGCTACCGCTGACAATACTGACGCCGCTGCTGCTGGGGTCCGTGTGGTTGAGAGTGATTGCAGTCCCGGTAGAAGTGCTGCCGGTTTGAGTGGCCGAGGTATCCCAGAACGACCCCCAATACCCCAATGCCCCGCCCGGTCCAGTTGCGCCGGTTGCTCCAATCGCGCCGGTCGCTCCCGTAGGCCCGGTTGGCCCCGGCACGGTCGAGGCCGCGCCAGTTGCGCCGGTTGCGCCAGTTGGCCCAATCGCTCCCGTGGAACCGGCCGCTCCGGTCGCTCCAGTTGGTCCGGCTGCGCCCGTGTTGCCCTTCGGCCCCGCAGGCCCGACCGGCCCGATAGGACCCGGCGTCAACCCAGAGATCTGGCTTGTAGTCGTGCGTACGGACACGCCCGCTTGAACGACTTCAACCTGCTCGGACCCGTTGAGCGCGATTGCCGGCGGGAGGTTCGGGATCTGGATCGAACTCACGTCAATGGTCCTGTCTGGGGCACGCTGGTATTTTCATACGGCAAGCCAGGGTTGGCGTCACCCGGCGCGTTCGGATCAGTGCCGGGCTGCTGGTTCAAACCGCCCGGAGGCTCGCCGGTCTGCTGGGTCACGCGGTTGTTGCCGTCTTGCGTGATGCGCTGCACATCGCCCGGAACAGGTATTCCGGTTGCTGCATTGATCGTGTTCTGGCCGCTCGTCGTGCGATAATTGGTCTCCGCGTTAACGAAGTCCTGAAGCCTCGGTTGGTTGATCGGCACTGGGTCGGCCGGGATCACGATCGCCCGCAACTGCTGCTGCGGTACGTCCAGGCAGGGGCGGCATACGAGGAGGCGTTTATTGATGAGCGAAGCGCCCGCCCAATCATACTGCCATTGTAGCGCGACGTGATTGTACCAGATGCCGCAACGGTCACAGACCGCAAAGGCTTGCGGGTTACGGCTGCTGGTCGACGCGCGTCCGGAGCGTGATGCGTACGCCATTCATGCTCCTTAAGGCCGGTAGTAACCCGCGATTTGCGGAGAGATGTACTGGTTTGCCTGTTCGACGTTTTGCGCCGCGGCGATCTGATACGACTCGTCGGCTTGCGCTTTCAGCGCAATAGCCATCGTCGGGTTCCAAATGCGAGCCAAACGGAAAGCTAAACCGTCGCTAAACGCTTCCATCCACAGGTAAGGGATGTCAACGGTCTGACCGCCAGCGTAATTGGCGTCTTGAAGCTGACGAACGCGGTAGTACTTGAAGTATTGCGCGCTCGTTCCGTCTGGAACCGGCCACAAGGTCACGGATGGCGACAGCAAACGGTCAAACCAGAAGACCGTGGTAAAGCCTTGCTGCTGCTTGTTTGGGTAGGAAGCATATTCGGTGCGGCTGATCGGCAGCACGATACGGTCGGTCTCGGTGCTCCCCGAAACCGTCGACATATAGCCGTCAAGGATCATGACGGTCGAAGCATCGACGGGGTAAACAGATTGCCCCTGAACCACAGGCACCGTGACAAGATCGACTTGCCACAGGTTGACGCCCTGATTGCTCCAACGCGAGAGCATCATGTTCGTAGCAACCCGCGCCGTCTGCATATGTTCTTGCAGAAGCGACGTGTTGCGCAAACCCGCCAAATTATAGGCGTATAAAACTAGCTCGCCGAGCGACGGGTTGAAGTTGTAGGTGCCGCTAGTTGTCACCGAAGGCCCGCTTGAACGATGTAAAGCGTGACGGTACCGGCGCCGGCAGTGACGTTAACCGACACCGCTCGTGCAGGGATCGTCAGGCTTAGTGCGGAAGCCACGGTCAGCCCGGTCGTACCTGCCGGCGCGCCCCATACCGTAATCGCCGCGTCCATAGGGTCTTGCGGCGTGATCTCGATATTGTAGGTCGCTGAACCAGACAACGTAGTGACCAACCCCAAATTGAACGGGTTGGTAAAGTTATCGACGGCGATTACCGCACTCCGACCGACACCTGTTTGGGCTACTGAGATCGGGGTCATTACGGGCAATCCCACTTTCGAAGCGACTTATTGATCCGGCTATCCGGGTCGTGCGCCGTTTTAGCAGAGGTCAGGTGCTTTCGCATCCCCTCCATGCGGGCGCAGAAGGATCGGCGTCGAGCCGCGGCCATCTCACTATGATGCGCCTCTTCGCGAGAGACGGGCTTCTTGATGTCGTGGCCTTCCGCTTTGAGAGAGGCCCGACCTTTCTCATTGAGGCCGCCGGCGGGGTTCTTGCCCTCGCGACGGGTCCAAGCTCCTGCCATCTTCGCGGCCCTCCGCCACATCAGAAGGGGGCCTTGCGGCCCCCTGCCGGGTTACTCTTCGGTGACGGACTTGTGCCCTCGGGGCTCCGACACGCGATGAGCCGAAGACAGCGGGCTCATGTCCGAGCCGCCAGCCTTGCGGGGCTTGCGACCGGCGTGATGCGCCGCCTTGTGGCCGTGCACATGGCCGACGTGCTTGGCATGGGCCAGGTGCTTGCCGTGCTCGTGATGGGTATGCCCCATCACATGGCCGCCGTGCTTCCGCTTGGCGCGGCCGCCATGCTTCTTCGCTTCGGCCTCGTGAGTGATCTTGGGGGCGTTGACCCGGGCTTCCGGGTTCTCCCGCAGATCCTGTTCCCATTCCTTCACGCCGTGCTCGGCAGAACCGCCATGGGCGCGGTGGTGGTGGTGCTTATGACCCTTCATGGCCTTGATCCTCAGAAGGTGGCGTACTGGGTGGCGCCGAACAGACCTGTTGCGGACAACAGGTTGTACGGTTGCGGCGACTGCCGCACGATGAGCTTGTTTGCGCCAGTGCTGGAAGTGAACCCAGCATACGTGCCGCGAACGTCGCCAGTCGTCGCGGTCGGGGTAGACCGATCTGCGGCTACGTAGCTCGTCGCTGCCGTAACCAAGGTCGTCGCCGTCAGTGACCCAGCCGCCGAATTGATCAGGATGTCGCCGAAGCTATCCGACCGGATCGGGAGACCGAAGAGGTCAATCGTGTTGACCGAGTACGCATGAGTGGTATCAGCCGTGCCGCCGCTCAGGACGACCGACTTGATATACTTGTGCGCCTTCTTGCCGTTGACGGTAGAGCCGGCCGTGATGGTGATTTGCTCCACCATCGGGTAGCCATACACGTCATAGCTCGAAATGGTCGCAGTCGTGTACGTCGCGCCCGCCGCCGCAGTCACCGATACGCCACGGCCCAGCAGAGCTTGAGGGCTCCACAGGTAGACGCTCGGGGTCTGAAGGTTGGTCGGGACCGCACACGCCTGCGGGTTCGGGTAAGCCAGCACCACCGTGCCCGACGTTGCCGTCAGGTTGCTCGCGTTGGTCTGGTAGGTGCCCGCCACGCCCTGGCCGCCGGTCGCAACCGCCGAAGCCGAAGTCAACTGGCTACCCACTACCGCGCCCGCCGCAGTGCCCGAGGACACCGTGCCAGTGGTCGACACAACAACCATGCCGGGAGCAATCGGCATATAGCTGTTGGCCGTCACGGTCATCACGCCGTTCGCGAACGACGCAGTGACCGAGGCATAGGCATCCAACGCCACGAGGCCCGCGCCGCCGTTGGTATCAAGCACTCCGGTGTCGGAGCGAGTGATCGACGGGGTGATGTAGACGCCGGAAGTCGTCGAACTGGACGACACCAACGTCAACGTCGCGCTAGTCGGGTTGGCAGACGCAACCACCGCGCCCGAGGTGGCCGTGTAAGGCACGACGTTCAGAGCAGTGATGTTGTCCATACCGGCCCAAGCATAGTCCGGGGCGGACTGAGCTTCGCCGGGCAGGTACGTGAACGGCAGCCGAGGGTCCAGGATCGCAGCGCCGCCCCAAAATAGGGACGGAGCCAGATCCGGGTTATATTCGGCGCCTGGGTACGGAGATTGCCCGAAGACAATAACCGGACCCGAAAAGGCGGTATCCGCCATGAGCCCGTCTCCTTACGACGTGGGGAACGACCCGTAGATAGCACGCCAGTTGAAGTAGCCAAAGCTGTAACGCTCGTAGCCCTTCACCAACAAGTTATCCGTCGTGAAATCGACCTGCATGTCGGTTTCGAACTTGATGCGCGACATGTAGGACAAGCCGTCGATGTTCGTCAGCAGGAACCACGCAAACGAAGACGTGAGGAAGTCCGCAACCATGTAGCCTTCCGGCAGGCCGCCGGCGGTAGTGTGGATCGCGTTCACGTCGTTGTCAGCGGTGCCCGGGCGCAGTTCGGTCTTGGTCAGACGAATTGCAACCGGTTCCAGCTGCGGCGGGACGATCAACTTACGGGCGCGGGCGAAGACCTTCAGGCCTGCCTGGTCCCGGAAATTGGTCCGAACTGCGATCATGCCGTTCAGCAAGGTCGCTTCGTTCAGGTCAACCTGCGTAGCCGGCGTGTTGGCGACCGTAGAACCCGTGATCGGGTGCGAGGTCGAACACAGGGCCACGCCGTCGCCGCCGATCGCAGAGTTGTAGGTCTGCGCGGTGTTCAGGATGTTCGCGCCGTAGATTTCCTTGGTCTGCTGGAAGGACTCGATCAGACCGAGGTTCGACGGGTGGAACTGCGTCTTGTACAGGTTGTCGTCGACGGCCTTGCGGGTGATCGCGTAGCCAAGAGCGATTTCAAGGTGCTCCTGGTTATAGACGAAACGCTCGCCGGCGCTGTTGTCGAACGAAGTCTGACCGCCTTCAGTCTTCAGCTGGGCCAGCCCGAGGTACTGCATTTCGGCAGTGCGTTCGAGCGCCATCTTCGACTCGATCTTCGTAAAGATCTTGTCGTACTGAGACGCGATCATCTCGTACTTGCCTTCTACGCCCCGCAGGCCGGGCTGCAGAAGGTCTTTGATGGCGGAAAGATTAACAGCCATTGTCCGTTACTCCTCAGCTGATACCGGTCGGGCCAGCGCCGTTGGTGCGCCAGACTTCATTGTTGAAGCCAACGACCACGTACGGGTAGTTCGTCGAAGGGTCCGTACCGTTCTGCCCCGGAGGATCAAAAACGTAACTGACGATGATGAAGGGCGATCCAACCGCCGTGCCGGTCGCATCAAGATACGCGCCAGACTGACCGGTCGAGGTGCTGCCCGAGCCGATATTGAAGGTCACGTACTGACCAATCGGCAGGGAGTTGATGTTGGAAGAGGTCGCGTTCGCGTTGTAGAACGACGAACCGCTCGCCTGCACCAAGAAGCGCGAATTGGGGTCGTCGATCACGTACGCAATCACGTCGCCGCTTGCATCCGACCCCGGCCAATAGCGCGACCACACGGTGCGCTTCTGGGCAACCGACAGGTACTGGCAACCGACGAAGATGCCCGCCACAACGGTCGTGCCATCAGTGGCGCCGCGGGTGATGTAGCCGGTCGCAGAACCAGTGACCGGGATCACCGGGTCGCCGAAGTAGATCGCAGTGGAGTTGGTCGAAGCAATACGCCGGGTCGACTGAGCAAAGGTCGGCGCACCGCCCGCTCCCCCCTGGTACTGCAGGAAACCGAATGGCGCGAAGGTATTCGCCATGACAGATTTTCTCCTGTAGGAGATGGCCTGTCGCCCACGCATCGTGGGGGCTAAAAGCCAAGGCTAAAACACGCCCCCTGCATCGTGAGAGGGAAGGATGGCTAGCCCCATATCACCCTTCCCTCTTATTAGTAAAGAGGATGCGTTAAGACGGCACCGCCATCGGCTCGTGAGATTTACCAATCTTCGGTCGGATTTGGGGGTGATTTCGCCCAAATTGCCCGTCCGGGGCAGACGACAACTGCGCTTCTTTATGCCGCACTTGATCCCGAGCTTTGCGTTTTTCGATATTCTCGAATTGCTCGGTGATGATCTTCGGCCGCTGCATGAGGATCATGCCGTCGCGTTCGATGGTCTCGCCCTTCCACCCCAAAGGCATCTCCTCGGGATGACGGCCCAATGGAACCGGTTCCCATCCAGTGCGGGATAAATTTACGTCGTACGACGGGTCCGGCATGTTCAGAAGCGTACGACGCTTCCACTCATACGACCATCCATCCGGCACGCGGTTGGGGTCGATATAGAAGCGATCAACGCCTTCTTCGACGGCCGATAGATTACCCAAAATCTCAGCCGCACGACGTTCCGCCGCAGCTCGCGAAGACTCTGGCCGAAGTTCCGGCCGCATGGGCTTAGCCGCAGCGGGGGCAGCCGCCGCGGTAGGGGCAGTGGTGGAACCGCTCAATGCACTCGTCCTTCTTTAATCAGGAGCTGCTTGTTCTGAGCATACTCCTTATCGGTCATACCCATCATTTGGGCCATTTCACGCTCTTCCGCGCTTAGCCGAACGGTTCCGGGTCGAGACTCCCGGTTTACCGGGGCCGCCGGCGGGGCCGTTTGACGTTCCGGAGCGGTTGGGGCCGCCGGTTGACGCAAGCGAAGCGTGGTTTCGATTGCCGCGAAATAGTCGTCGCTATCCGGTTCGAGTCCATCGCCAGTCGCAATCTCGTGAGCCGCGATCATACGGCGGTAAAGCCGTTCATCTCGTGCAAATTGCGGGTTACGACGCACCCACGCGGCGGATCTTGGCGACAATTGCGCCGCCAATGCTTCTACGGGGTCAGAAATCGGGCGCCGTTCAGGCTCTTGCGGCTGTGTTTTGGCGTTTTCAAGCGCCGTTTTGCCGTTTTCGAGCTGAAGCAGCTTAGCCGCAGACACGGACATGCCTTCTTGAGCGTCTGCTGCGGCATCAAAATCACCCGCAGCCATAGCTGCGCGGTAATTTGCCTTATAAATCTCTTGATCCCGCTTCACGCCGTCAATAGCGTTCTTAACGAGCGTCAAATTGACGTCTTCGACTTCGGTTGACGCCTTGGTTGCGCGTTCCCGAGCTTCACGTTCGCGCTGCGCAGCCTCTTGAGCCGCGCGATATGCGTCTTGCGCACGAGTTTCAGCTTCTTCGCGCGCCTTTTTCTCTTCGTCAAGGCGCCGCTTGAGCTCTTCGATGCCGTCTTCCGCCGCAATTACAGGCGTTTCTTCGACAGCCTCTTCGACCTTAACTTCTTCGTCTTCCATGTTCACCACACCCTGTCCGGACGATCAACACCAGCGCGAATGGACGTGTCTTCCAGAACGCGGCACGACACGCCGTTCAGTGACACGCCCCATCCATCAGAAGGACGGAACACAACCCAGTCGTTCAGGTTGACCTCAACGTCCTTAAACCAGCCTTCGGCTGCGGGATCAAAGGCGCTTGGGCCTTTTGCAACCACAAGGCCAACTTTGCCTTGGTACTTATCTTCGTCGACAGTCTGATCCGGGAGGTATAACCCGCTTTTGGTTCGCGCGGGCCGCACGTAAATAGCGACCAGAACCTGATTGTTGAAGAGTTTGAACGAACTGATGTCGCCCAACTCGTCGCGGATTTTCTTCTTCGGATCGGTATCGTGATCCATCGTCATAAACGGCATAGTCTATCCCCTCTTTCCTTCGCAGATGGAGAGTGCTTCCTCCATCAAGTCCTTTGCCTCTTTAAGCGACTGCACTTGACCAACTACCTTTTGATAGCCGCCATAGTCTTGCACAGTGCCGCTTGTCAGAATTTCGATTAACGCTCCGATCCTCTCGTCAACCAGTTTCCCAAACTCTTTCGCCAACTGCATGTTGAACGTCAGCATGCCCCCTCCTTTATCCTACGGGTTGGCAGGGCATCGGGAGGGGAGGCCGATGCCCTGCTTCCACTCGCCGCAGTTGCTGGCGTCACCTGCGGCGAATATGAAATTACCGACGGCGCGATGCGATCTCCGTCTTCTCCAGACGCCCTTCGCCGCTGCCGGCGCCAGCGTCCATGTCGTGGTAGGTGCGATACGCCCGGCCGCCGCGCTTGCGGGGCATCGGAGGCATGCCGCCAGTCGGGACGCCCGGCGCCGCCGCCAGCCCGCCGCCCATCGGCGGCATCATCGCCGGCGGGGGAGCCGCCGGAGCGACCGGCACATGCGGCATGGGCATCGGCGCCGCGCCCGGCGGGCCGCCCGGCATCGGCATCTGCTGGTCGTGTCGCTGCGGGTTGATCGCGATCACGATGTTGGTCTTGCCTTTGGCGCGTCCGCCTGTCGCACGATGGGTTCGACCGCCACACATCCGGCATTCGCAGCCCTTCGGATGCGCCGCGCCGCCGTCAGCGTGGTGCGTGCCCTTCAGGGTTTCCGCCAGCCGGGCCCGCTTACCGAGCTTGCCCGGAGCATGAGCGGCCTTGGCCAGTTTCTTCGCCGGGATCTTCTCGCCCTCCGGCACATGCAGAGACTTGTGCAGCGCGCCCGGGTGTTTGATGGCGCCGGCGATCCACTTCTTGCCCGCTTCGCCGCCGCGCTTGCGCGCCATCGGTTCTTCCGGAGGAGCGTCGAGCGTGGCCGGGCCGCGGAAGTCTGAACGGCCGGTTTGCTGGAAGTATTTGTACGCGGGCTCATCGATCTGTTCGCCCCGCGAACCAAGCGCGGACGGGATCTTGCCGCCGCTACGGATCGTGGCGTTCTCGCCCAACGCCCTCTGAATGCGCTCGCGCTGAGTTTCGCCGCCATTTTGACGGTGCGCCCGGCCGCCGTGGCGAAGGCCCTCCATCGACTGTTGGCGGTCATGCTTCTTGTCGAGCTTCGAGGCTTCCCACTGCTCCATGGTCATGTGGTGCTTCTTCGCCAGCTTGCGATCTTCCTTCAGATCGCGCTGGGAGTGCTCCCATTCCACGTGAGAGACCTTGCCGCCGTGCTTGCGGTGCTGCGGCGTCAGGGTGCTGCCCAGGAAGTCAGCATCGAGCGGCCCGCCGCCGGCGCGTTCGGCGCGACCGCCGGCGTACATGCTTTGGTCGGCGCGCTCCCGTTGGTACTGGTCCAGGTAGATGCGGTTCAGGTCGTCGGCGGTGAGCCCGGTCTCGACCGGGGGACGGGCAGCCGGGGGACGAGCAACCGGGGGACGGGCAGCCACACGGGCACGAGCCACGGCGAGAGCAGAGTTGATGGCGCTCTCGTCCGGCGCGCGCCCGGTCAACGCGCCTTCGCCCATGCTGCGGGGGGCGGGTTCCGGGGCGGGGGCCATGCCGGGTTCCGGAGCCGACGACACGCTCGGAACGCGAGGGGGGAACTCCCCTTCGTATGACGGGGCCGACGACACGCTCGGAACGCGAGGGGGGAACTCCCCTTCGTATGACGGGGCCGCCGCTGGCAAACGCCGAAGCCTAGCGGGGGAACTGTTAGCCCGTAGGCTTTCTTCGCGGGTCATCGGGCCGATAGGGCCAGTCGAAGGCTGCGGAGGGAGCAGATAGTCTTTGACGTAAGGGTACGCGGTAGCGGCCAAAGCGGCACCCGTGGCAGCAGCCCCCCAAGGGCCCATCCCCGCCCCCGTTCGAGAGGCACGCGCCATCGGCCCCTCCCCCGTTCCCCGCGCCATTTGCATGGCTTGCTGCACAGGAGTTGAAACCGAAGGCCGCGGGGCTGCTTGCTGCACCGAAGTTGGGGCAGGAGCAGGAGCCGAAGGCCGTGGCGCCGGCCGCTGCAACGGGTCAACTGCTTCGCCGCCCCACTCTGAAGCGGGAGCCGGAGCACGCGCTGCTTGCTGCTGGCGGAAGGCTTCGCGCTTGCGCACTCGACGGCTGCCCGGATCCTCGAAGCTCGCGTCGGGGTTGCCGCCGCGAGCAAACCCGCCGACGTGCGGCTTGCCGTGTTCGGCGTTGGCTTCCTTCGCGTCGCGGTTGACGTAAGCATCAGCGATGGCGCGACCACCGGTCTTGCGGGGCTTGCGCCCGCCGTGGTGGTCAGCGGCCTTGCCGTGGACCTTGCCCCCGTCCTTGAACTGACGCGGGGAGATCGGGCGCATGCCCGTCTTGGCGCCCATGTTGGCCATTGGGGGCGGCGTCCACGAAGAGGCGTCGACCTTGGCGTGGGGATCGCCCGCGCCGCCCATGCGTTCAGCACGGGCGCGGCGGGCGGCGCGGATGGCTTTGGCGTCGTGTTCGGTCACTAAGGGGTGCTCCCACAAATGCGGATCATGCCGGCGGTGTCCCCTGCACTGGCGGCGTGCCTAAGGCGTCACGGATATGCTGCGCGATCTGATCGCGCTGGTGCATGTGCTGCTCATGCTGATGCTGACGTTGCTCCCGCGCCGCATCTGCCGCCAGCTTCATTTTCTCGATCTCGATCTTGGCCATACGGTCCTGATCGCGGTTGCGATCCTCGACCACAGTGCGCTGATGCTGGAAGTCGATCTGGCGGGCTTTGGTGACTTCAGATGCGGCTTTAAGCCGAAGTTCCGCCGGTGTGATCCCATGATGCTTTTCCCCTCCAGCCAAGCCTGCCACTCGGGCCTTGGTCTGGGCATCAAGCATCCTCGCATCCGCGGAAGTCTTAGCCGCCTGCGCCATGATGTCGCCCTGACGCATCTGCGCCTGCGCCTGGATCATCTCCGGCGGCGGGCTGGCCTGGGCTTGCTGCGGCGCCATGAACTGCTCAGGGTTGTTGAACCCGATCGCCTGCAAAGCCGCCCGGTCAATCGCGATCGGGTCGTACAGCGAAGGCTGTGCCGCCTGGAGCTGTTTCAGGGCCATGATCTTCATGACCCGCTGAGCGTGGCTGGCGGTGTTCGGGTCCGCTTGAGGGATCAACTCACAGTCGTTCAGCGCCTGCAGGAAAGTCTGCTCATCCCACTGAAGCGCCGGCCGGCGATTGCGCTGCCAGAAACTCTCCGGGTGCTCCCGGAATAGCTCGACCAGCAGTTGAAACTCTTCCGCCTGGGCGGCGTGCAGCCGCTTGTGGACGGAGCTCATGATCTTGGTAGCCTGCTCGATCAGCGCGAGCGTGGTGCCTACCGGGGCCTCGGGCCGTCCTTCCCCCACCTGAAGCTCGGAGGTGCCGCCCACACGCATGCCGGTCGTGGCGATGTTATCCACGAGGGACATCAACGCCGTCGACGGCTCCTTGTAGGGCAACGGCATGATGGCCTGTTGGATCGGGGCGCCCCCGGTCTTGACCAGAGCACCGCCGCCAGGAGGCACACGGAAGATGTTGGTGTTCTGCCGAGCCCCGGTATCTGCCATCAGGAAGCCCGGAAAGTTCGAGTACATCCCGGCGTCAAGAAGCTCACGCCACGCCGCGGTAATAGCGTTCGTGGTGTTCCCCAGAATGTTCAACAGGCCGATGTCATAAAACCCAAAGCCCGGAACAAACGAGTATTTTACGAAAGTTCTACGCGCTTCGGGTAGATCTTCGGTGTCTTTATGAAAGTTTCGCACAACGGACAGCACTTCCCGCGTCGAAACGTCGATAGTGACGCGGTAAGGTATCTCCAGACCGGTCTCTTTGCCCCGCAGTTTGTGCTCGAACCCTTTGATGTTAAGCTCGCAGTAGCACTCATACAGCTCGCGGTCGCGATCTTCGGGGTTATTAGCCTCTGCGGCGATGCCTTCAGTCGCTTTCTTTTCGCGCTGAACGCTATCCAATTCCGGCGCATTTGGCGTCGAAAGGTCCAACGTTCGATACACGCCGAGGATTTGCAACCGTTTTACGGTGCTCGGCTTCATCATCACGCGGTGCGTGACGCGCTTCGCGTTGCTAAGGTCGGTAGCGTTGTTGTTTACGATCAGGTCGATCGCATCCACGGTTTCGCTGACCGGACGGTTGCGCAAAGGGCAGAAATTTACCTTCTTGAACGAAGTTCCGCCAAAACCGAGCATGATCAGCATGCGGTCGGTATCGGGATAATACTCTTTGGCGGTAGCCGTCAGGAAGTGATTGAAGTCTTTCTCAAGCACGTCAGCCAGTGCGCTTTGGGAGGCGCTGCCGTCATCCCGGATCTTGACCGGCCCATCCGTGGGCAACAGTTCCGACCGGGCATTTGCCTGAAACCGCAAGACCGCTTCGAGCAATAGCGGGTGACGAACCCGGCTGATGCCCTCCACAGGGGCGCCATCGGCGCTGCCGCCAATCCCCGGCAGTTCGGGCTTCAACCCAAGCAGCTTGATCCCGTCGGCGCGGGCTTCGATCCATTCACGCCGGCTCTCAAGGTCGTCGCTGATGCCACGCAGCAAGTCCTCGGAAATGCGCGCAAGCTCGCCGGCTTCGATGTCCTCAACGAGGTTACTCCACCACCCACGAGGAGCTGGCTCCCCGGCTTCGAACGGCTTGCCGTCCAACCGGATCGTGATGCTGCCGTCGTCGTGCTCAATACGGAGCAGGTCTTCCGAGCCGCGGTCTTGGTCGAGGTCGACGTCCATGGGGGACAGCGGCGCGGCAGCTTCAGGCTGCGGCACTCTGATCGACGGGCTAAGACCGGGTGTAAGCGCCATCCTGCTCTCCTGCCTTCGCCATATGACATGCGAGGGCTGTTGACGCAAGCGCGGCGGTCTGGTAACCACCAAACTGGATTTCCTCCATTGTGACACCCCAACTTACCGCCAGCGCCGCAAGGGCTGGCGGTTTTCTTTTATGGAGGATTGGGCGCCGGATGGGGTGCGGGATTGGGCGCCGGATGGGGTGCGGGATTGGGCGCGGGCTAAGGCACCGGATTGGGCGCCGTCTCGAACAGCTCTCGTTCCGCTGCGCGGCGTTTGACCAAGCCGGGCAATACCGCGCCCCCGGCATACACCCACTTGGGGAACTCCGCCGCGGCACCGGCTCTATCCCCGGCGTTCAACAACTTAAGCAGCGTCGAATGGGCATACGTTCCGAGGCCCAAGTTAAACACGAACGACGTCAACGCGGCGAGTTCGTTATCAGACAACGGGCCTTTCGTCGTCTTGAGCACTTGGTCGCGCGTTTTAATGATCTCCGCGCTCAACAGGCCCTCCGCTTCCTCTTGCGTAAGAGGCTCAGTCTTGGGCGAAACCATGGCGCCTTTGATCCGACGGCATCCGTAGCCGATAGTCCACAGGCCGACCGCGTCTTGGTAAGGGTGCAGCACGCACCCTTCAAAGCGTTTGATAAGATCGAACGCCGTGGTCATCGCTTACGCTCCAGCCGTCGAATAGCTTCTTCCTGCGCAACCTCAGCAAAATCAGTCATGCCGATCAAGGCAAACGCGAGAATATCTTCCACAAGGTCTCGGTTCGCCAGTTCACGCACGTTGAGCTTGTACTGGTCGACAGTGACGTCCGGGTATTCCATGCCGTTACCCTATGCCGGATAGATCGGTGGGAGTGCTTTCGTCCCGGAACGGCTTAGCGCGTCCTGCGCATCCGCCGCCCATTCAGGAGCGCGAACCAACATACCTGCATCACGCAGATGGCGCAATGCCATGCTAACGGTATCCACCAAGTCATCGTGCTTTCCGCGCGGAAAGACCGCCGCTTGCTGGATGACCATCTCCGCCCACTGCTTGTCCGGAGCGTAGATCATGCCCTCCGCGAACAAATGCGCGACGCTATGCAGTCGAGCCACTTTATCCAGCCCACGGCTGCCGCCGCGAATGTCCGCAATTTGGACCATAAAGTCTTCATGACCAAATACCCTCTTGAGTTCCTGCGCGACGCTGTGGCCACTGGCCTTATTCTCGACCAACAGCTTGTCGACCTTCATCTTACGGCACGTCGAGGCCACTTTAGTGACCAAATTATGTAACTCCAACCGCTCTTGCCATGCGTACATCAGCACAACGCGGGGAGCACTATTCATGCCTAGATAGGTTTTGGCCCGAACCTGCAAAGCCTCATCGAACATGCCTTGCTGTTGTCCAAAACTGGTCAATGCCCCATTTGGACGGACATAATTATGGGCTTGCATGGCTTGCGAGCCCGAGAAGACCCCCCACACGGTCAGCGCGCTCGGGTCGTTCTCAGCCTTTTCGGTGTAGGCGGTGTCCAGGGCCGCCACCACGAAGTCCATCGGTGGGTAGTTCGCCTCTTCCCACGGCTTCCACCAGTCCCGCTGGATGATCCCGCCGCCTCGCGGGGCCGGCTCCTGCTGGTGCTGGCCGGCCGTGGCGTAGGGGCCCATGGTCTTCTCGTCCCGGTCCACCACCTCGGCCGGAAACCGCGCCGGGAAGAGCAGCTCGCCTTCCTCCGTGCGGGGGTCGACAAAGCCTAACCGGGTCGGAAAGTCCTTCCTCCACAGCGTGGCGCGCATCGGGAGGCACAGGTGGTCATAGCCCATCTTGCGGTCCAGGATGATCCCGCTGACATCCTCCTCGTGGAGGCGCTGCATGACCACGACGATCGCGCTCTTCTTCGGGTTGTTGAGGCGGGTCGGCACCGCCTCCGTGAACCACTCGATCGTCGACTGGCGCTGCTGGTCGCTACTCGCCCCCTCCACGGAATGCGGGTCGTCAATGATCACACGGTCGCCGCGGCTACCGGTAATGGACCCCGCCGCCGCGGCCTGCCGGAAGCCCGTCGAGGTGTTCTCGAATTTGGTCTTCTGGTTCTGATCCGTCGTCAGGACGACATGCGGCCACCGCGCTTTATACCAGTCGCTGCTGACCAGTCGCCGCATACGCATATTATCGCGCACCGCCAATTCCTGGCTATGACTTGCGCAAAGATACCGCAAATGCGGCATATTCAACGGGCCCCACTCCCACGCGGGCCAAAATACGGACACGGCCAACGACTTCATCGTGCCGGGCGGGATATTCACGAGCAACCGGTTATACGGGCTCTCGTCGTCGCTATCCGAGATGGCTTCAAGATGCTCGCATAGCGCATCAATATGCCATCCATGCACATACTCTTGGTTCGGTTCGACGATTGGCCAAGCCAGCTGAATGAACCGCGATAAGGACTCCTTGCACTCCACGCGGTCCAGATCGACAAGCGCTTTATTGACGTCGATCAGAGCCTTGCCAAAGCGGATGTAGGCCATCGTTAGGCGGTCTCGAACGCAGCCACGCAGGTGGGAACATGCGGGCGGATCAGATCCAGCATGGCTTCCGCATACACCTGGATCTCGTATTGAGCATGCTCGTGGTTCCTCAACGTCAGGAACCTGAACAGGTTGAGCAGGTTTACCGTTGCGAACATACGGCTATACATCGCCACAGGGAGGACAGTTCGGGCCAATTCACGCGGCCATCCTTCCTTCAGCAACTGCTTATACAAAGCATACGTCGCTTCGTGGTGCTCTCTGACCACATCGGTTTGGGCAGTGCGGTCTCGATCGGCTTGAAGGATGCGGCCTTGCTTATTGTCCGCCGATTGCGACCCCACAATGGACGGGTCAGGGACGTATACGTGGTCCTCTACCTCGGAATATCGCGCCGATACCTCATTGAACGACCACGTTCTGTGGCGGTGCCACTGACGCATTACAAACAACGGGGCTTTTACCTCGAACGTCATAGTAACCGCCTCAAACGGTGACGTATGCTTGTTCTTCCACAGGTAGTTGATCAGGCGCGTATCCGACCCGGTATGGGTTCCCGTTCGCCAATCGGCGTCATACGACACACGAGCGGCGCGAACGACAGACAGGTCACACCCCATCATGTCCACAAGGCGAACAAAGCCATGGTCAAGAAGCGGTATCATGCGGGCCAGAGTATGCAGTAACGGCGGGGTGAAACGCAAGGGGGTGGGTCTACGGTAAATAGCGGGAAATTACGGGGAATTACGGGGAATTACGGGGAATTACGGGGGATTATGGGGAATTACGGGGGGTTATGGGGGATATCGGGAGACGGCAGGGCACCGCAAAAGGTTACCGGTCTTTTTGATTTTTGGGGGGCTACCCGGCGCCCCCGCCCCCCTTCGAGCTGGCCGAAGACCGGGGGGGGGGGCCTCCGCCACCGTAACGACCGCCCTGGTGCAACCCTAGGTAGGCGTAATGCAACCCTAGGTAGGCGTAGTGCAATCCTAGGTAGGCGTAATGCAACCCTAGGTAGGCGTAGTGCAATCCTAGGTAGGCGTAGTGCAACCCTAGGTAGGCGCGACCAAATGCGCTCCATAATTAACGCCATACCGCGCTAATTATGTGTTGACGGATGGCGCGGCGCCGCGTAAAAGCATTTGTGTCACAACGGAAGGAACGTATTCATGATCATTTACGAAGGCCCGTCCAAACTAGACGGCGCGCCAATCGTGGCCATCGCTACGGTGGCATCGCGCAACGTCAAGACTGGCTCCATGGTGCAGGTGTGGATTATGCGTGCTGACATCGATCCGGTTACCGCCAGCCGCATCGGATCAGATGCGTCTGTCTGTGGCAGATGCCCGTTGCGCGGCATTGCTGCGCCGCACAAAGCGGGCGGCATCGCCGAGGGTCGCGCGTGCTATGTCACGCTGGCGCAAGCGCCGCTAACCATCTGGCGGTCTTACAAGCGCGGCTTGTATCCCACCGCGCGGTCTGTATCGGACATCGTGGCGCTCGGCCGCGGCAGGATGGTGCGCAACGCCGCTTACGGCGATGGCGCCGCTGTGCCGGGCTGGGTTACCGCGGCCCTAATTAGCGAGTCATCTGGTCACACGGCCTATAGTCACAATGGGGGCGATCCTGCGCGTTATATGACGTCTGTCGAGACGGAACGCGATGCGCGTGCTGCGTGGTCACGCGGTGAACGCACGTTCCGCGTCGTATCATCCGCCGACGATATTGTGCGAGGGGCTGAAATTGAATGTCCCTCAGAGCGCGGCGTGCAATGCGCGGATTGCGGCCTGTGCGGCGGAGCGCAAGTTAGGGCGCGGTCAATCGCCATCGTGGCGCACGGCAACGGCGCTCGATACGTGCCAGCGGCCTAGCTAGGCCCCCTAGGACGCGTCAGGAAGCCCCTAGCCGCTTTAGTGCGGCTTAGGGGCGGCTTGCGTTGCGGCGGCCGCCAGGGCCGCCCGTAGGGCATCCCGCTGGTCAGCGTCCAATTCGCTTGCGTCTACATTGGACGTGTTGAGCGTGACGTTGCTTGTGCTTGTGACCTCAGTTTTATCGCCGTACGACCGCGGTTTGTATTTACTAGCCGCCCACTGTAGCGCGCTCAGTTTAACGCGATCAGCCGCCGCGGTTTCTGACGTCGAATTGGCCGCTATTTCGATCATACGTTCGACTAGGTGATCAGCCAGCGACTCCCGTGCGCGTAAATACCGCGCGTAGAATTCGGGATGTAGGTCAAACCAGCCCGCCACGGTATGCCGCGATGGCATCCCCGGATCGCGCAAAATATCGGCCAGCGTCCGACCGTCCGCCGCCATCCCCTCGATAATGCGGCTGCCTATCGTTTCGGTAAATGACGATTGCGGTCCCCGCTTGCCCATCGACCCTACCCACACCTGCCCTAACCCGCCTGATACCTAGCGTCGCACCCGGCTGGGAGCAAGCGCCACGCCACGCCAGCCCACACCCGCCAGCCCACACCCGCCAGCCAGCCAGCCAGCCAGCCAGCCAGCCAGCCAGCCAGCCAGCCAGCCAGCCAGCCAGCCAGCCACACCGCCCCAGCCCGCCAGCCCACACCCGCCAGCCAGCCAGCCACACCACACCGCCCCAGCCCGCCAGCCCACACCCGCCAGCCCACACCGGCCCGGCCCAATACTCCTCACTTTTCCGGCCTCACTCCTGCCTTTTTTCGAAGTGAGGGATTTCGGGTGTGGAATGGAGGGTGTCAATTTCTTCAACAATTTCAACGTTCTAGCTATCTTTATACTCCCTACTCCTCACTTTTTAAAGTCTTACACATGAGAGACCTATAATATATAATACATAATATATAATATATAATATATAATATACAGATAGAAAAAATCTGGGGGGAATAGGAAAAAGTGAGGAGTATCCGTTTAAGACGCCTATCCGAAATGAAGAGTGTGAGTTATTTCAATACCTTGTGGCCGAAAACCTTTACCCCTGGACTACCCGAAAGTGAGGGGTAACTCAGGAGTATTGAGGGGTATTGGCTTTAGTCCTAGGGTGCCCTCTCCGGAACCGTAATGAGGCGTGAAAGTAACACCCGGTATGGCGCCGCTCCCCCCTCGGGGGCGCCCCCGTGTGGCCACATTTGAGCCTCTATAATACCGCTTGACGGCCCCATAATACCGCTTGACGGCCCCGTAATCTGCCGTTACAACCATTCCTGTCACAACGGAGACGCTATTATGACCGCCAACAACTCCAATAGGCGCCGCGTCCTAGGTTACGCCGGGGACGCGCGCCTGCCTTTCGCTCAACGTGGTTGGGAGGACGCCCGCCTCGGCAGGCCGTTTGACTATGCTTTCGTCGACGCCGCCCCCGCCATGGCGCAGGCGACAGCGTATGAACTGGCGCGGTTCCGTGTGATGGCCCTGCGCGACAGCGGCCACTCGGTCCCGGCTTGGCGCAAGGCAGAGGTTGTGCCGTCGCTGGTCCGGCGCGCGATGCGCGCCGCTAACGCGACCGCCGCCACCTACTGGCCAAGAGGCCCGGCAGGCTGGATGCCCGCCGCCTAACCCGTCCTACAACAGAGGAGAGTAACACCATGTCCTGTCAAGGCCATCCGACCCGCGCGCACTGGAACGTCAGCTTGTGGGTTAACAGCGACGAACCGCTCTACCGCATGGCGCGTGCCTATGCGCGCCGCATCCGCAGGGGATCGTACACCGCGGCGGATGCGGCGAAGGGGATGCTTGCGCGGTTACCTGAGCGCACTCCCGACGGCTACCGCTACAATGTCCGCACGCTGCGCCGGGTGCTAGTAGAGATGAAGCGGGATGACGTATGACCCACAAGTCGCCGCCCGGAACGGTTGACACCAATGTAGGCGCCGCGTAACAAGGCGCTGTCACAACGGAGACGCTATTATGATCACTGACGAGCAGTTTGCCGCGCACACGGCGTGGTTTCGCGGGGAGCCAGGAGGCGAGCGGTTGGTCCTGACCGGCGCCGACTTGACCGGCGCCGACTTGGCCCGCGCCGATCTGCGCCGCGCCGACCTGACCGGCGCCGACTTGGCCCGCGCCGACTTGACCTGCGCCGACTTGGCCCGCGCCGTGCTGGCCCGCGCCGCGTTGCGCTGCGCCGACTTGACTGGCGCCGACTTGACCGGCGCCGACCTGCGTCACGCCGACCTGACCGGCGCCGTGCTGGATCGCGCCGACCTGCGTCACGCCGACCTGACCGGCGCCGTGCTGGATCGCGCCGACTTGACCTGCGCCAACTTGGCCGGCGCCGCCGGCATAGTCGATGCCGGGGCAGACTGGCGCGGGTATAGGTTCCTCGGCGTCCGTCACTCGGATGGCTGGCGTATAGCCGCCGGCTGCCGTTGGTTCACGCTGCCAGAGGCTCGTCAGCACTGGCAGGACAACCTGGCCGCCCTCGCCCGCCTCGGCGTGATCGAGGCGCGGTCATGATCGACTACAACTTCCTTGTCACAACGGAGACGCTATTATGATCACACAAGAGCAGCTCGCCGCGCATGCGGCGTGGTTTCGCGGGGAGCCAGGAGGCGTACGGTTGGTCCTGACCGACGCCGACTTGACCGACGCCGACTTGACCGACGCCGACTTGACCGACGCCGACCTGCGCCGCGCCGACTTGGCCCGCGCCGACCTGCGCGGCGCCGGCCTGCGCCGCGCCGTGTTGCGCCACGCCGACTTGACCGACGCCGTGTTGCGCGGCGCCGACCTGCGCGGCGCCGTGTTGCGCCGCGCCGTGTTGCGCCGCGCCGTACTGCGCGGCGCCGACCTGCGCCACGCCGACTTGACCGACGCCGACTTGACCGACGCCGACCTGCGCTACGCCGACCTGCGCCGCGCCGACTTGACCGACGCCGTCGGCATGATCGATGCCGGGACGGATCCGCGCGGGTATAGGTTCCTCGGCATCCGCCACTCGGATGGCTGGCGTATAGCCGCCGGTTGCCGCTGGTTCACGGCAGCCGAGGCTCGTCAGCACTGGCAGGACAATCCGGACGCCCTCACCCGCGTAGGTGTGATCGAGGCGCAGCCATGACCCACCACCGCGCCGCAACCTTGGCCGCGCTGATGGCGCGGCATTACCCCGACGCCCCGCTGCTCTCGGTTATTTCGATCGTAGAAGTCTTCCGGACGGCAGCGCGGAGCGCCTCTAACTTCGAGCGCCGCCGCCGCGATACCAGCATGAGCAAACACGGCGAGGATCTGTGGAGGCAGCGGTTAGACCGGGAGGAAGCTCGCCTCAACGACACGTTATCCCGCACCCTGCTGCGCTCACCCGCTTACGATGGAGACCGCGGCCCCCTCCACGGTCAACCGGTCAAGATCACGCTCGGCGGCGACCCACGTGGCCCGTGTGCTTACCTAATCGTGCCGGGTCAAACCGGAGATGCGGGAGGCTCTGGCTTTGCGGTTTACTGAGGTGCGGGTAGCTCAATGGCGCCTGATAGCCGCCCGCGATGCTCTTACCGTCGCGGCCCGCGAGGGCCGCGTTACCCTGGCGCTACAGGCCGAACGCGCTGCCGCGCATGAAGACTACAATCGGCAGGTGCGCGACGCCTGCCTAGGCATGGAGGATTGACATGGTCGACCCCGCCACACTGTGGGACGAGGATGCGCCTATTTCGGATCGACTGTTGAGTTTAGCCGGGTATTTGACTTCCCCGGACACTCGACCTCTCGTGACCCCCCTACTCGACATTATCGGAGACCTACAATGGATTACCGCGGCGGGCGGATCCCCTACGGCTTCGCCCTCAACCGGTCCCACACTCAGCTCGTGCCCGACATCCACGAGCAAAACGCTTTGAAGATGGCCCGCGCGCTCAAACAGCGCGGGCTTTCCCTCCGCGCGATCGGAGAGACGCTAACGCAGATGGGGTTCCGCGCTCGGACAGGCTGGTGGCACCCGACGCAGGTTAGCCGTTTATTAGGAGCGAACGCATGGCGACCGTAACCGCCGTGGCCGCGGCCACCGCTTTAGCCTTGACCTTGGCGACAACCGTCGCCCAGGCCAAACCTTGCCCCCACGACCTTGCTAGCTGGTATGGCGCACGCCATGCCGGACACCTGACGGCCAACGGCGAGAGGTTCAACCCGCGCGCCATGACCGCCGCCAGCCGTCGCTGGCCCCTCGGCTCCCGTGTGCTGGTTTACGCCAACCACCGCGCCGTCGTGGTCCGCATCAATGACCACGGGCCGTACCACCACCGCTGTCGGGTGCTGGATCTGTCGCACGCCGCGGCCCGTCACCTCGGCGTCGCGCATGCCGGCGTGGTACCGGTCAAGACGTGGAGGGTGGATTAGACCCCATTGGCCTTCGAGTAGGCGGCGGCGACCTCAGCCGCCGTCGGGATAGCCGACGCGAGAGACCCCGGTCGCACCCACAGCCGGGGTCTCCGACCGTCCGGCGCCACCGTGTTGTTGACCCGGCCCTCGATCAGGTTCGGGTGCCGGATGTATCCAATTGCCTTCATTACCGCGTCCCACTTGGCCGGCGGGGCCTTGCCCCGCATGCGCCGCTGGTCGAGCATCATGCCCAGCCAGTGCGATGAGACAAACCCGCCGCGGAACCCAATCTCGTCGCTGGCAATCGCTTCCAGTATCGCCTGTTCGACCGGCCCCAGGCTGGCCTCGATCGCCGCGGCGGTGCTCGATGTGAGGGGCGCCCGGTGGCAATCGGTGGCGGGGTTCAGGTGGCCCGGGATCCGGTAATTCCGAAGGTAATGGTTCCAGTAGGCGAACCCGTTGTTGCCCCTCGCCCAGCGGTACAGCTCGGGGAAGTATGTCCCGTCCATGCCATCGCGCACGAGGTGCGCGGCTTCCTGCTGCTCGCAGTGTATTATGCAATACCGGCGGTCATCTAACGTCTTAGGCAACGCATCTTTATGGTTAGTATTGATCAAGAAGTTAGCGCGGTTGTCCCCCATGTATTGGTTCTCACCTTTACGCTGTATCTCGATCCGTAGGTTCGTTATCAGCACCTTGAGAACGTCAATCATGTCCACGCGGTCTCTGACTGCTAGCTCCTCGACAACCGCTAGCAGCGTGCCCGGCACCCAACCGTTAAACTTGTTGGCGATGTCGTTCGACGCCACGGTGTGGCTGTATTTCTCCCCGACGCAGTACATGGCGGCTTCGGTCAGCAGGCTCTTGCCGTTACCCTCGCATCCCTGGATCACGAGCGCCCATTGGAATTTGACGCCGGGGTGCTGGACGATAGCCGCGTGAGTGCAGAGCGCGATCTCCCGGTCTCGATCCGTCCGGAACATCTTGTCCAGATGCCGCAGCATCGGGGTTACATCGCCTGGCACTGCCGGCGTTTCGTCAGGCACGTAAGTGTTATACAGGGTCCGCTTGCCTACGGTGACGGCGCAACGTGCCGGCAGCTCAGGACGGAAGCAGATGCCGTCGGCCCGCAGGTGAGGCGCGAACACATTGTGGTTGAAGCCATCCCAGGCGCTGCGGGTTGTCTTGCCTTGATGGTCAAGCACGAAGATGTTCCCGCCGTAGCGGGAGTTGGCGTCGAACTGCGTCTTAGTCAGCAGATTGCCGTCGGGAACGGCGATGCGCTCGAGCTCCTCGATCCACACGCACCCGGCGAAATACTTGCTATAATCATTGGCGCCGACGACTTGGCCGCGAGCTATGTCAGCGGTCGTGGCGCCGTCGGTAGGGGGGATGACCGTCACCGCGCCCGAGGCGTACACTTCAGTCACGAGAGCGCACGCTTTTAGGACCGTGCGAGGGATATAATCTTCGCGGAGCCACTTCTGCCTCACCAGCGCCGACCGTTCCATGAGGCGGCGGATGCGGTCGCAGTCCCTGCCTGTCCAGTAGACGAGGTGGCAGGCTAAAGCACTGTCGGCCGAGCTGGCGTCGTACGCGCGGTTCTGGGTTCCTGTCTCCGGGAAGAACTTCCCGAGTACCGCCTCGTCGCCCTCCCACAACGCCCGGAAGGACGCCTTGCCCCCGAAGGCGGCAGAAGGGCTTTGCCTCGTCATGGCGAGTTTGAGCAGCTCGTCATCGTCTTCTGGCCCGGCCCATTCTTCGCAAGGAGTATCCGTCCAACCGGTATGATCGGCCTGCCCTCCGCCGTCAGCGCGCGGCGGGAAGTGCTCCGCTGCAAGCGCCAGGATCTCGGGCGCTTCGGCGTCCATGTCGCCGCTGGCATCGGTCCCGGTCAGCGCGATGGCCCGCTTGCAGCTGAACAGGTCCACACCGAGCAGCGTCTTGCTCTTGATCGAGTGCGGCGGCAGTTCGCCCTTGCCGATGATATGCAAACCGCGACCGCTCTGGCTGACCTCGATGTAGCAACCGGCGAACCGCCGGCACAGGTCGACCGCAGTCTTAGACCACTCGCCGTTGTGGAAGGCGTTGTCGATGTCGATCGCCCAGTGCGTGCGTTCGGGCGGCAGGACATAAGCCACGCCGTAGGGCGGGCCGAATAGCGCCGCCGCTAAAGCCGCTTGAGCTTTAGGCACCCAGTATTCCGGGTTGTGCGCGTTGACCACGCCCCCGGTCAGCGGTGAAACCGGTAACTTCTCCGTCCGGTTATTTTCGCCTGGGACTAACTTATAGCACAGGTAGGGCATTGCTTAGATGCCGATCTTTTCGCGGAGAGCGATCTCGCGCTCTAGATACCACTTCGCTTTGCGGAGGTCTTCAAGACCGCTCTTGAAGTCAGCGCGCCAAACGTATTTGATCACGTTACCTAGGTTGAAGCTCATGTGCTCAACCACTTGGATGCACTCAATTCCGCTTGGGTGTTGGTTGTAGTGCTCGGGATGGTCTACGGCGTCGGGCACTAGTGTTCCCCCAATACAAATCGCAGTGCCGCCATTTTTAACTCGCTAGGAGCGGCAAGAGCAAGGGGGTTTCGATCGGTGATACCTTGCGCTATAATCGTGAGGTTAAACCTCGCGATAGCTTCGATTATCAGCGCGTTCCGCCACTCGGGAGCCGTCCAGTATTTAGACAGTAGGGACGGACTACACCCTACCTTATCGGCTACCATTTCCCGCGTCACTTTACGATAGCCGTACACTTCCGCCAGCGGCACGCCCGCGTCTAGGAGTTGTCTGCGCCGCTCGTCACGTTTGAGGTGCGCGCCCATTACCATTCCCCGGTTGTGAATGCGGCGTCGCCGCCTAAGTCCCGCACTAGATCAATCCACGCTTGTTGCGCGCGTTCTCGGGCGTTGTTTGGGTTGTATCGCCAGCCGCTGCGTTTGACTTCGCGACTGCAAAACACGCCGAGCGTTTGCCCGACGTGTCCTGCGGTAATCAGGACCGGTTTGATCCCGATTAAGTCACCCGACTTGACCGCTTTATTGAGAGCGGTCGAGTCGTTTGCCAGGCCCCAACGGAGATAGCTGCCGTCCGAGAGCACGCCCGCCCCGACGTTGTTGCGCCACAGTCTCGCCCCCGCCTGTGACGCCGCGAGGCGGACGCGCGCTTGGACAACAGCCTCATCCATGAGGTTAGGCGGCGATCCGCCACAGGCGGAACGAGCCGTCACCCACAGCGCGGGTCACGAACTTGTAGCCCGGATTGTGCTTGGAGAACGCATTGGCAGACCGAGCCGCGGCGTTCCTCAGCTTGTCGGTCGGCAGCGCAAACGACTGGCCAACCTGCATTTCGCCAAACGGGAAGCGGTGAACCGTGCTGCGGCCTCGGTTCGCCGGCAGCGGCACATCAGTCTCGATAGCAAACATTCGTCGTCCCCTACGGGTAGTTAACGCTCCACAATGGAGCGCCTATCCCCCAAACAATCACGGTGCGGGGTCAACGGTCAAGCCGTTATTCCGGTCGGAAATCTCGGTGTGGGCTACAGAAGCCTTCTGGCTTCCATGCAGGCGGCATTTTGTTCGGCGACAACTGTAACGCTATCAGCCCGCCTTTCGTTTTCCCGCACTCTTCAAAACCGGCTTTTCGGTATGTCCACCCCCAAACTGGCGTCCCCCGAACCATAGTCGGACGAACTTTACGGGGGTCGACAAACGTAACCATCCCCAACGTCGGCGGTTTCCCGTAATACGATTTGGTAGCTGAGACGGCTAAAAGTATTAACGCACTAGCCGGGGCGATCCCCTCTGTACGAAATGCCGAACAAACCCACGCCCCCGCCCACTCGTGTTTCACGTATTGGGCGTAAGGCCAAGAAGTTATCCAGAGAGCTTTAAGTTGCCCCATCTGCGCAGTGAGAACCAAACACCGGCCCGGGGGAGCAAATTGAGGGCTTCCTATTTTTTGGCGGTTGTAGTGACGGTCGGCGATATCGCGGGCAAAAGGGTCCGCACGGTGAGACATTTTCCAAGTCATTCTATTGCTACTCCCTTTGCGTGCAGAACCCCCCTCAGTTTGGCCCCCAGTTCCGTTGCCTCTTTAGTCTTGAGGGTTTGCGCAGAGGCTACGTCAACCCCGAACTCATGGTAGAAACGGCGGTACCCCTCGCTGTCGTTGCGGCCGAGCGACCGCTGCCAGCCAGCCCACCATGCAATCTGCTTCCGTAGGTCCACTTGGGTCTCGACCCACTCGCGGTGACGTTTAAGGATGGAACCGCGCACCTCTGGCGTTGCGCCGTATGGTATCTTAGGCGGCTGCATCAAATCTCCTCCGCCTCTCAATTGGGCGAGGAAAGACGCATCCATCTCCAGCAGATCGCCGTCCACGTGCTCCGGTGCGGAGCGTGAGGTAGGCTCAGGGAAGTACCCACAATATGGGCACTCACGATGGAACCGCTCATAGACCCCGGTGCATTGTGGACAAGCGCGCAGCGGGATCTCGTCGGAGGTCGACCGAGACCGCTTAGCCCGTCGGTCTAGGGTCCACTCTCGGTAGCCATCCGGTAGCCCATGCCGGATGACATTGCCCACATGGTCGATGATGATAGCTTCGGTCTTACCCTCCAGCGGGCGAAGGGCGCGGCCGAACTGCTGAGCATACAGGCCAAAACTCTCAGTCGGCCGACCCATGGAGACCACTTCCAAGGCAGGCAGGTCGAAGCCCTCGCCAAACAGGTCGACGTTGACGAGCTGGAGGATCTCGCGAGCCGCGAACCGGCGCAGCGCCGCGGCCCGGACGACCTCAGGGGTCTCCGAGGACACGCACTCGGCGGGCACCCCGGCGGCGCGGAAACGCGCAGCGGTCTCTTGGGCCAACTCGATGCTCACGCAGAAGGTGACGCCGAGTTTACCGCGGGCAATCCGCAAATAAGAGTCTACAATATCCCCGGTGATATGGCTCTTCCGTGCGGCTTCCCGGAGCGCGGCGGATTGGAAGTCCCCGGTCGCCGCGGATACCGGCACTTTAGACAGGTCGATATCAGACGCCGGCGCGAATATCCGATAGTCCGTGAGGTACCCGTCGCTGATTAGCTCCCTCATGCCGGGACCAACGACGAGAGCGTCCATAACGCCGTCAGCGTGACGCCCTAGCCCTTTGCCGTCGGCACGCATCGGAGTAGCGGTGACGCCGAGGCCGCGAGCGTGCGGGAACATCTCGACCGCTTTACCCCACTTATTTTCGCGTAGTAGGTGGTGGGCCTCGTCCGTAACCCATAGGGTGACGCGGTTCTGCCACGATCCTAGATCACGCCGAGCGATGGTATCGACGCCCGCTACGGCGCACGCGGCATTCGGGTCGTAGTAGGACCGCCCGTGATTGGCGATGTGGAGGGAGACGATCTCCTTTATCAACGGTGTCGGGGCGATTATGCGGTGGCGCAGCTGTAAACGCGCCAGCGTATTACTCATCTGGCCGACCAATTCCCGGCGGTGCGCTATGGCCACCGAGGAGCCGCTGTGGTTACGGAGGATGGCGCCAAATACGACGGTCTTTCCGCCGCCGGTCGGCAGCACTGCGCAGACGTTGCGAGCGCCCTCTCCCCATGCCTTATGTATATTAGCATCTAGCTCGCGCTGATATTCGCGATATTCCACGATTAACCCCTGTTGACGGCCCGGTGAATTTAGGATAAACCGCTTTTTACGTCAACACGAGAGGGACGTTATGACCATCATCACTATCGACCTGAACGACAGTCCTCGGCAGCTTCGCTGTGTCGCGGAACTGATCCTCAATTACGTTGGGGACGACCGTCAACAGGAACTGCGGTATACCCCGCAGGAACCGCTTATTACCGTTGCCGGGTGGGCGCGGTCGGAAGAGGTTCCCGGCGCATTGGTTCCCGCCGCGCCCGCCAGCACGGCGGCGGCCAGCGACGAACTGGATGCGCATGGCTACCCCTGGGACGATCGCATCCATGCCAGCAGCAAGGCGAAGAACGCTGACGGCACATGGCGCCAGCGGCGCAATCTCGACCCAGCCATCCGGGAGACGGTGGAGGGGGAACTGAAGGACCGGGGCTACGGCAAGGCTGCTCCTGTCCCGGTGGTTCCGCCGGTCGAGGCTGCTCCTGTTCCGCCGGCACCGCCTACTCCGCCGGCCCCGCCGGTCGAGGCTGCTCCTGTTCCGCCGGCACCGCCTACCCCGCCGGCCGGGCTTCCGACCATCACCTTCCCCGAACTGATGACCCGGATCACGACCGCGGTCAGCAATAACACGCTGTCGATGTCGGACATTCCGGCCATCCTGACGAGCACCGGGGTCAGCGGGGGATTGCCCGGCTTGGCCGCCACACCGGAACTGATCCCGCTCGTCGCGGCGGCTCTGGGGGTGTCGTCGAATGGCTGAAGCCGAGCACGCGGTACTGGCGCCATCCTCCGCTTACCAGTGGGTCAACTGCCCCGGCAGCGTGATGATGCAGCGTCAATACCCGGAGCCGGAAGGGGAGAACGAAGCGGCGGACGAAGGGTCCGCCGCCCACTTCCTGGCTTCCGAGTATCTCAAGACCGGCAAATGGAAGGAAGGAGGTTTCAACGGCGTCCCGTTCACCACGGAGATGCAGCAGCACGTAAAGCTGTTCACGGATCTTGCTGACGGCGCCCGTAGCTCCGGGGCCAACTGGTATGTCGAGGCTAAGGTCGACATTTCCTCGATCCATCAAGACTGCTGGGGGACGGCGGACTTCTTCACCATCGACCTGGCGGCGAAAACGGTTTGCCTGCTCGACCTGAAGTATGGTTTCGGGATCGTGGAGGCTTTCGAGAACCCGCAGCTATTGGCCTACGCCAGCGGCATCTACGACCTGATCGGGTCGGACGCGATCGACTATACGTTCGAACTGGGCATCGTTCAGCCGCGGCCTTGGCATCGCGAGGGGCCGGTGCGGCGGTGGCGCATCGCCGGCGTGGAGGTATCCAATCGCGCCCGCCATACCCGGGCTGCTGCAGAAGAGGCTCTCGGCAACAACCCCCGGACGGTTCCGGGGCCTTGGTGCAAGCACTGCACCGCTCGGCATGCTTGCCCGGCGCTGCGGGCGACCACACTCGACACGGCGGACATGGTTCGGGAAGCTACGCCCGTCGAGTTGCCGCCCGAGGGGCTGGCCGTCGAGTTGGGTTTGCTGAAGCGAGCGCAGGCCCAGATCGAGATGCGGCTGGCCGGGCTGGAGGCTCAGGCGACGGCTTTGATCCAGGGCGGCAAGTCCGTGCCGGGGTGGGGCATCGACCACACCGTCGGCCGGGAAGAATGGGCCAAGCCGGTGAAGGAAGTCTTGGCGCTTGGCGACCTGTTCGGCGTGAACCTTGCCAAACCGGTTGAGCCGATCACGCCTGCACAGGCTCGTAAGGCGGGCGTCGAACCGACCGTCATTGCGGCCTATGCCAAGCGTAAGGCTGGGACCGCAAAGCTCGTGAAGATTGACACTGCCGCCGCTCGCAAAGCGTTCGGCGGCTAACAGGAGAAGAACCATGGCAGACGCAGTACCATTCACGACGCCGGTTGGCCGGCTCGTTCAGGGGTCCCTTTACAAGGGCTCGACCACGGATGCGGAGGGCAATCCCCTCGTCATCAAGAGCGGCCCGAATGCCGGCCAGCCGCGGACGGATTACTTCTTTGCCTTGGCCATCCCCAAGGGCAGCGAGCAGTCCTGGGCGCAAACCGAATGGGGCAAGCTGATCTACGACGTTGGGGTCAAGGGCTTTCCGAATGGACAGTACAACGCCCCGACCTTCGCCTGGAAGGTCATCGACGGCGACAGCACGGTGCCGAACCGCCGGGGCCGGAAGCCTTGTGATCGCGAGGGGTTCAAGGGCCACTGGGTGCTTAACTTCAGCAGCGGCTACGCCCCGCGCATCTTCAACTCGAACGGTTCGCAGGCGCTGACTGACCCCGACCACGTCAAGCTCGGCTATTACGTCCAGGTCGCCGGCACCGTGTCCGGCAACGGCAGCACTCAGCAGCCGGGCGTCTATCTTAACCACGGCATGGTCGCCCTCGCCGGCTTCGGCCCGGAGATTGTGGTCGGCCCGGATCCAACCGCCGTTGGCTTTGGCAACGCCGCTCTGCCGGCGGGCGCCAGTGCCACCCCGCTCGGGGGTCTGCCGGGCGCGGCGTCTGCGCTGCCGGGTATGCCCGCGGCTGCTCCGGCCGCCCCGGCCGCCCCCTCCGCTCCGGCTGCTCCGGCCGTTCAGCCTCATCCGGCGTTCCTCAACCCCTCGGCTCCTCCGCCTCCTGCGGCTCGCCAGATGACGGCGAAGGCGCAAGGCATGACCTACGAGCAGATGGTCGCCGCGGGATGGAACGACGCGCTGCTGGTGCAGCACGGGTACATGGCGGCGTGAGGTAACAGACGGGGGTCAACGCTATGACAGACGCCATCGACCGTATGCTTGCAGCGGCGGCTAAACGCTCGTCCGAGGGAGCGGAAGCGATGATGACGGCGGCGTTACTAGCGTTGACCCCCGACGACCATGTGGCGGCATTGAGAGCGATAGGATACCGGATCACGCCGCCACAACCGGACGATCACCCGTTTTATATCAAGGCTGAACGCACGATCCCGTGCCCTGGCTGCGACCGGTTCTTCGGCACTCCTTTCGCTCTCATCCAACACCGCTCATCGAAAGGGCACTGAGGGTATGACCGTCAACTTCAAGGAACTGGTCGAAGAGGCCATGCAAGAGCGGTACGACCCGCGCGGACGGCGGTGCTGGCCGTGGTCCCATGAGTGGTCTATGTGGGGCTTGGACGTTAGCGCCCGGAGGCAATCACGGCGATGCGTCGGTTGCGGCAAACTCCAAGTTAAAACGCTCTCTTCGGTTTGCGCGCACTCGTGGCAGGTGTTTGAACAGCCTAGTCCGGTCGGGGTTGTGAGTATTATCCAACACTGCCCGTGGTGCGGGGACTTAAGGCGCCGGAGCGTATGACCCGAGCCTATTACAATGAGGTAGATCCGTTTGCTGCTCAATGGTTACGAAACCTCATTGTATGCGGCTACATCGCGCCCGGAGACGTAGACGAAAGAGATATTCGGGACGTCTATCCCAGCGACCTTAAAGGATACGTTCAATGCCATTTTTTCGCAGGCATAGGGATTTGGTCTCGGGCGTTTCGTTCCGCAGGATGGGCGGATGAACGACCTGTCTGGAGCGGTTCGTGCCCTTGCCAGCCTTTCAGCGCGGCAGGCCGCAGAGAAGGGATTGCTGATGAGCGGCACTTATGGCCGCACTTCCACCACCTCATCCGAGAGTGCAAACCTGGGGTCGTTTTTGGCGAACAGGTTGCGAGCAAGGACGGCCTCGCTTGGCTCGACCTTGTACAATCTGACTTGGAAGGAGAGGGTTACGCCGTCGGGGCGCTTGATCTTTGCGCTGCGGGCGTCGGCGCCCCGCACATCCGCCAGCGATTGTATTGGGCGGCCGACGCCTACAACCCGCGACCACAAGGACGGGGCGTCGGAGGGGACGGTTCCGACGAATGGGTTACTCGGGCGCCAAGCGTGGTTGGCGGGGTGGCCGACGCCTACGGGCAAGGAGACAGCGGGGGGAGAATACAAAGACCCGGAGAAAGCGATGCTTCGGGCGCTTGGGCCGCATGCGAACGATCTGCGGGATTTCGTGCAACTGGCCGGGTGGTGCTCGCCGATGGCCGAGGACGGCAGGAGGGGCGGACTGCCGGCGCGCCCACAGGACACGGGCGTGCCGCTGTCGCAGCAGGTGGCGTTGATCGGCCCGGCCCGACGAACGGCGGATGGGCGGATGCTGACTGGCTCTTCTGCCGGGACAACAAATGGCGGCCAGTTAAATCCGGAACATTCCCGTTGGTTGATGGGTATCCCTCAAGAGTGGGCGCTTTGCGCGCCTATGGGAATGCGGTCGTCGCGCCGCTCGCCGAAGAGTTCATCCGCGCTTACCTCGGGACCTAAATGACCCCGCCCCCTCCGCCTGCGCTCTCCGACCTCCCTGCGGGATACCAGCTTCGTGCCGGCCGGGGCTTCAGCACTATCCTCCCGGACATGGACTTCGAGACCTATAGCGAGGCGGGCCTCGTGTGGGACGAAGGCAGGCAGAGGTGGCGGGCGCCCGACCGCGCTCCCAGCACGAAGCGCAGCATCAGCCTAGTGGGCGCGGCGCGGTATGCGGAGCACCCGTCCACTCAAGTGCTATGCCTAGCTTATGATCTCAAGGACGGCCGGGGCCGCCGGCAATGGGTTCCAGGCATGGAGCCGCCCGTCGACCTGTTCGCCTACCTTGCCACAGGAGGCCCGATCGAGGCTTGGAACGTCAGCTTTGAGCGGCACATCTGGGAGAAAGTCTGTGTTCCGCGCATGGGGTGGCCCCAGATCCACCGGAGCCAATGGCGGTGCGCCATGGCCAAAGCTCGGGCCTTCGCGTTGCCCGGCGCCCTGGCTAACGCAGCCTCCGTGGTCCATGCATCGGCGCAGAAAGACCCCGCCGGCACTCGGCTGCTGAACAAGTTTAGCGTGCCGCGGAACCCGACCCTCAAGGACAAACGACTGCGGCTGGATCCGGCCACGGATCCGGAAGGGCCGGCGCTGTATGCCTACAACGTCCAAGACATCGTGGCCGAGGCGGAGGTGTCCTCGCTCGTCCCTGACTTGCAGCCGGACGAGCAGGAATGGTGGTTCGTCGACCAGGAGATTAACGCCCGCGGCGTCCAGATCGATATGGAGAGCGTGAACGCCGCGATCTCCATCGTGGAAGAGACGCTCAAGCGGTATAACGGGGAGCTGGCAGTGTTGACCAATGGGGCGGTTTCTTCAGCCAGCGAAGTGCAGAAACTTACCGGTTGGCTCGGCGCGTATGGCCTGCATCTGTCCTCCCTCGACGAAGAGGCGGTAGGCGCGGCTCTAGCGCGTAAGGACTTGCACCCCACAGTGCGGCGGGCACTAGAGATACGGGCCCTCGTGGGAAGCGCCAGCGTCAAGAAGCTGTTCGCTATGGAGCATATGGTCTGCCGCGACGGTCGCCTGCGTGACCTATACGTCTACCACGGGGCTAGAACCGGCCGGGCGACAGGCGGTTCCGTGCAGCCTACCAACCTTCCTAACCACGGCCCGGCAGTGCGGAAGTGCGTGTCCTGCGGCAAGCACTTCGGGGAGGCCGCAGGACGGTGCCCGTGGTGCGCGGCAGCGCCGACACCTGCCACACAAGAGTGGTCCGCATCTGCGATGGAAGACGCCATAGCGGTCCTCCGGAGCGGGTCGCTCGATCTGACCGAGATGGCCTTCGGCCCCGCCTTACCGGCTATCAGCGGGTGCCTCCGAGGCATGTTCGTGGCCGCACCCGGCCACGACCTCATAGCGTCGGACTACAGCGCGATCGAGGCCGTGGTGCTGGCGGAACTGGCGGGCGAGAAGTGGCGTCAAGAGGTGTTCCGGACGCACGGTAAGATATACGAGATGAGCGCCAGCAAGATCAGCGGCGTTCCGTTCGAGGAAATGATGGAGCACCGTAAACGCACGGGGCAGCATCATCCCCTCCGGAAAACGATCGGTAAAGTAGCGGAACTGGCCAGCGGGTACCAGGGCTGGATAGGCGCGTGGAAAGCATTTGGCGCCGACGAGTTCATGTCCGAAGAGGAGATGAAGACCTCCATTCTCAAATGGCGGGCGGAGTCTCCAGCGATCGTAGAGTTCTGGGGCGGTCAAACCCGGCGCGTGGCGTTCGGCGGCGTCGTTCGGGAATACTACGGGGTCGAAGGCGCAGCCGTCATGGCGGTGCTGTCGCCGGGTAAAGAGTTCTCGTTTCGTGGCGTAACTTACGTTTGCCAGGGAGACATTCTCTACTGCCGGTTGTTGTCGGGCCGGTATTTGACCTACCACAGCCCTCGGCTGGAGCCGAGCCAAAAGAGGGTTGGAGAATGGTCGCTGAGCTACGCCGGGTGGAATACGAACCCGAAGAACGGCCCGATTGGTTGGATACGTATGCAAACGTGGGGAGGCCGTTTAGTCGAAAATATTATTCAGGCGACCGCGCGAGATATTCAACGAGAGGCGCTTGTCAAACAGGAACGGGCCGGTTATAAGATCGTCCTACACGTTTACGACGAGAACGTAGCCGAAGTTCCTGATGGCTGGGGTTCCGTCGAAGAGTTTGAAAAGATCATGTCTACTATGCCCGCATGGGCGGCCGATTGGCCTGTTCGTGCGGCGGGTGGATGGCGCGGTAAACGCTATCGAAAGGACTAACGCAATGCAAACGTCCGTTGCTACCGTTACGATCAGAGGGATCACTTCGCTTTCGCAGTCGCGGAGGCATGCGGACCCGAGGAAGGAAGGTGAGAACCCGGAGGATTACGACAACCGAACTTGGCGTTCCAAACTGAGCGTCGAGAACGGTTCGGTCGTGTTGCCCGCGCATGGGGTTCACCAGGCGATTGCCGCCGCGGCAAAGTATTCTAAGCGGCAGATCCCCGGCCAAGGGAAGTCCACTTGGACCGCCAAGTTCATGGCCGGTATCGCCATCCTGGAGGATCCTCGCCTCAACATTGACCCGGAGACCGTTTCCAGCGTCGTCATCAGCGCGAATTCGGACGGCGTGCGTGGGTCCGGCCGGCGTGTCCCTCGCCGCTACCCGATGATCCCGGAGTGGCAAACCACGTTCGAGGTTTATATTCTCGACCCCATCATCACGGAGAGCGTGTTCACCGAGATGCTGACCATTTCCGGCATGTTCATCGGCCTTGGTCGGTTCCGGCCGGAAAAGGGCGGCACCAACGGCCGGTTCCAGCTCGTGGAACTCCAGTGGCAAGATAACCGTCAGCTTCTAGCTGCATAGAGGCTTGAGGTGCCTGTTCCTTCCCCCGTGGTATGGGCACCTCGCCCTTCCCATGCCGTCAGCCTCAGTGGCTGGCGGGATGCGAAGGCATCCATCTCCGCCCCGCTGCGCTCCGCAACGCTGCGCCTCGCCTCGCAACGCAACGCAACGGCCTTCCCATGCCGTCAGCCTCAGCGGCTGGCGGGATGCGAAGGCATCCATCTCCGCGCCGCCTCGCGCCGCCTCGCTACGCTGCGCTCCGCAACGCAACGCAACGCAACGCAACGGCCTTCCCATGCCGTCAGCCTCAGCGGCTGGCGGGATGCGAAGGCATCCATCGCCGCCACGCCTCGCATCGCACCGCATCGCACCGCAACGCACCGCAACGCAACGCAACGGCCTTCCCATGCCGTCAGCCTCAGTGGCTGGCGGGATGCGAAGGCATCCATCGACGCTTCGCCTCGCCGCGCTCCGCAACGCAACGCAACGACCTTCCCATGCCGTCAGCCTACGCGGCTGGCGGGATGCGAAGGCATCTATCGCCGCTCCGCTTCGCAACGCAGCGCTCCGCGCCGCGACGCCACGCAGCGCAACGCCTCGCCACGCCGCGCCCCGCAACGCCCCGTAACGTAAAGGAACCTAACCGTGGCTCTGACGTCTGCTGATATCCGTGTGCTTACCGATGCCATGCTCAGCACTCCGGTCGGGGAAGTAATCACCTTCTTCGAGCTGTCGAAGGCTCTTGGGGCTAACGTCAAAGCCCGGCAGTACCTTATCCACGGCGCGATTAAGCTCGCCAGTAAGGAAGCCGGCGCGATCTTCACCAGCGTCCGTTCGGTCGGCTACAAGCGGCTCCCCGCCGAAGCCGCAGCGGCTGTGGGGTCGCACGCTCGAAACCGCGTCCGGTCGACCGCAAGGAAAGCCTCAGGCATCATCACACGGGCCGTCGAACGCGCTAACGACATGTCTGATGAAGCTCGACGCAAAGCCATGACTGAGGTCTCCGCCCTCCAGCTGCTGAACACTCTTGCCGCTGATAGGACGGTTAAGGCCGTTCAACCGACCGATAAGCCGCAACCGGTAGCCATGACCCTGCGGTCAATGGCGGCGTCATTGGGGATTACGTGATGGTTTACGGTCCTGAACACGATCGACCTTCCAGAGGCATGGGGTCTTACGGAACCGAGAAGTCCGTTCCAGACATGCCAAAATGCGGTAATTGCCGATGGCTTATTGACTACGGCAATGACCTAAAAGGGGTTTTGGGGACGTGCAGGGTTCCTTTACCACCTTTTCGCGTTTCTGGAACGGAAATGTACCAAGCTCCTGTCAAGCATCACTACTGGTGTGTTCTGTGGGAGAAAAACAATGTCTGCCCGTAAATGTGAGACCTGTAGGCATTGGAGCCCTTCCAATAATCCCGGTATTGGCTATTGCGATTGGACCGTCGAAGCAGACGTACCGGAATGGCTAGTAACTTCTTCGGCTTCTATGCGGGGGTTCGAGGGGTCTACTTGCCGGGTTTGGTCTCCTGGAAACGACCGCTAATTCCCTTTCGCTTTGGGGGTGGCCGCGGTTTGCGGGGCAGCAGGCATCGACTGCATCCTCCCCCAATTCCTGACAGGAGAAACACGATGGCTCACGTTGACAGCGCCTCCGACGATCGCACTGCGAACAACGCCGTGCGGCACCAATACCGCGTCCTATCCGATGCGGAGAAGCAGCAGATGGTTGACTTGAAAGACCTTGGCGCGGCGTTCATCCAGAAGTGCAAGGACATCGGCGGCAGTCGGGAATTGTCGATCGCCATCACCAAGGCCGAGGAAGCCGTGATGTGGGCCGTCAAGCATGTGACAGCCTAGCCACCACCAGCGGCACGGCTTCAGGTCGGTGGTTTCGTCCTTCACCGTTTTGCCCTCCACGCTGTCGGCTCTCTCAGTTCATCCACACAGAACCCGGCGTCCGGGTGCCATGCGCAGTTTGATATGAACCCCGGCAGGCCGTGCTTCGACGGCACGAACACTTCAATCAGCGTGCCGTCTCGGGGCGCCTCGTTTATGTGCGTCCAGTCGGACGGGTCGGGGGTTGGATTATCGCCCATGCTGGCTCTCCGGGATGTCGGCGACGGCCCTGTAGAATGCGCTCCACTCGACATCGGTAGCGTCGTCCGGGTGGTATCTGATGACCTTGGCCGCGTCGTAGAGCGCCCACAGGCGGCGGCGCAGTTCGGCGTCCAGCCCGCCGGTGGTTTTAGAACTGGACACCGTTGGCTTCCTTCCACTCCATGATGATCCGCTTGAGATGTTCGGTCGTGTCCTCGATACCCCGGTATCCTGAACACCAGCTTGTCCAAGGAGGTCGCCCGTATGGGCGTTGATGGATCGGACCGTAGCACCGCCTCCGCGAAAGTCTGCCCGAGCCAGTCGGGAGCGACAGAGGACGTCGTCTGAGAACTGGTAGACGTGACAGGCCGGAGAGACGGCCACCAATCCCCCAACCTGTGAGGCCCAATGACCCCCGCTGAATATCGTGTCCTCCAACTGTGCCGAGCGTGGCAAGAAGGAGGACAGTCCATCCGCGCCTTTCGGGATCTGGTTGCGGCTATCTACGACTTGCCGCCAGACCCCGGTTCCATTCATTCCGGCCCGCTTCCCGAAGTGAGCGCGGCGAATTACGCGGCCGATCTTGCCCGAGGCCATCTCGTCCGGAACAAGATCAGCGGCGTAAAGGTGGCCGTCAGTATTTCGCCCCGGGTGCGACAGCGCCTTAACGAAGCGGTAATCGAGCGGCACACCGCCGGCATGAAGCCTCTCGAAATAGCTCAAGAGCTATCCGTCACCGGCTACGTCGTTAACGGCATTCTCTACCGGCACAAGCGCGCTATGAAACTCGCAGCCACGAAGTGACGTTATACAGGGTCTCAAAAGACACCGTATCGACCCGCCCCATGCACTGCCATGTTTGGCCGGCGGAGAACGGGGAGCCAACGATGGTTCCAGTCGCATCGCATGGCACCAGGAGGTTCCCCGACACCGTACCCCCAAAGGTTATCGCCCCGCTGCCTAGGTACTTAGCCATCGCGTAGGTTCCGACCGCTCCAGCACTTAGGCCGGCGGTCGCGGTGCCTACCTGAGCGGAGGTGAGGTTCGTCACGTTCGTGGCGGTCGTGGCTACTAGCGCCGCTGCGGCGCTACCCGCGCTCGTGGCGTAATTCGCGTTTAGAGCCGTAGTGGCGGTTCCATTGAAGGAGAGGGTCGTGCCGTCGTAAGTGACGGAGCCGACGACCGTCGGCGTCGCGCTTAACGACCCATAGTTGAACTTAAGGAAGGTTCCCGACGTACTGTCCTTCTGGACGGTGATGCCGTCAGTTGCCCCGTCAGAGGCGGTTCCGATCTGGCCCGTCGTAGCAAGTCGGGTTCCCGCTCCTCCGCCGAAACCCGGATTGGTGCCCGACCCCACAATGAGGCCCACCCCGGCGACCTCTCGGAACGTCAGGTTGGACGACCCCGCAAAGGCCCCGCTGTTGTTGAACTGCACTTGGGTGTCGGACCCGCCCGGCTGCCCAGAGGGGGTAGTGCGGAACGTGTATCCGGTACCGCCATCGTTAAAAATGGTGTCTACGATCCCTTGGGGTATAGTCACTCCCGCGGTCACGCCCGAAAATGTTAAAGTGTGGCTCCCCGACGTAGCATTCGTCACCACCCACATCCCGCCAACGCCGGCGGGAAACTGGAGGGTAATATCGCCGCTCGGTGTACCCGCAACGTATATATTCAACGGCCGGTATTGGGAAAGCGTCAGGACGATCGTGCCGCTTTGACCGGTCACGTTAACTTCTGTGACCCCGCCCAGTGCTTGGTCGATAGCGGACGAGTTGGCGTTGACTGGGGTATTCCAGCTGTTAACGTAATCGTTGTAGCCGGGCTCTTCGAGCGACTTGTTCGGAGTGAAGGTGCTGGTCATCAAATGCTCCTGTTGGCGACACTGAGCGCCTTCGTGATGGCTTCATCCGGCAGGTTCAGCAGCGGCTTCGTAACCTGCTCTTCCTGTTTCCGGGCGCGCTCCGCCGCTCGGATCAGAGCGTCCGCTCGCTGCCCGTGGTCGACGCCAATCCGGCCGCCACTGGCGCGCTCAATGCGCCCGCCGCCCGCGTGCCCTTGCATTCTGCGGAGCACATCTTGAACGTAGGAAGAGGTTCTTTTTCCCATGCCATCCGAGCGGTCCTGAAGCCACGGGGTTGGATAGCCAGGGGGCGAAACATTGCCGGGGCCGGAGAAATAAGCCACGGCCACGCGGGCGGGATCTCCCCCATACCTCTCGCTGTAGGCGTCGATGATGCGGCGGCCAACCCGGAGGTTGTCTTCTGGCCGGTCAATACGTTCCCCGGCCTGCGCCCACTTAGCGAAAGTCCCCGGCGTGATTTGCATGCCCCCCTGGGCGCCGTCCACGCTGGTTCGAGCGTTTCGCCCCGACCCGCTTTCCTGAGCGTAGATCGCGTCCGCAATCCGACTGGGCGCCGGCTGAGCCGGTTCGGCGGGAGGCTCTTCCCCCAGCCTCTCTATTCCGGCGGTAGCCAGTCTTGCCGGCGTAGAAGTGAGTTGCCGCCCGGCTACGCCCGCTGCGTAATTGGCCATTCCCATGGCGCGGGGGGAGGCCGCTACCACATTGGCGGCGCCGATCGGCAATCCCACGGGGTGCAAAAAACCCCCGAGAGGCCCAAGGGCTTGGGCAACCCCGCGGATGCCCCCCGGAAACCACGGGTTGAGCGCCGCTCCTGCCAGCATATACGGAAGGTTTTTACCGGAAGGAACAGAGGTCAGTTGGTCAAAGATCCGGTCGTTGCCGATTTTATAGTTGCGAAGCATCTTCGCAACCTGCGAACTCGCCCCCGCATTGCCCAACAAGCCGGTTGATTTCTTAATATCGTTCAGCTCTTTCAAGCCGTACTGATATTTTTCCATCAAATCGGCGTATTGTTTACCGAGAGGATGTCCGTCAACGATGGCTTGCTTTACGCCGTTATAGACCCCTTTTAACGCACTTTCCGTGGCGCTGTTACCGGTTTGGTCAACTCGGTCCCAAATGCTACGCTTAAGGGTATCGAAATTCTCCATCGTGTGCAAAGAAGGGGGCTGCGCGCGAAGGCGATTTACGTCTTGTTCGACTGCGTCCAACACGTTGTGGGCGGGGCTGAAGCCGTATCTTTGACCTCCGATAGTTAGATTTTGACGGGCGTCAGCGATTGCCCGGTCGATTGGGTCGAACGGCAACGGAGATTGGTTTGCCGCCATTCCCTGCCGGGTTTGAAAGAACTCTTGGCTCTTTTGATTACGTAGGTCTTTCAGAGCCGCTTCCGCCGTTGAGGCCAAATCCACAGCGTTGGCGTTACCCCGGAGGTGGGTAAGGAAAGCCTCTCTTGCCGCCGGGTCAGTCGTCGATCCTGCCGTTGCCGCGATCTTCATAAGGCTGGCGGGAACCCCCGTCGTAGCCCCCTGCACTTGCCTCACTACCGCCGCGGCGGGTTTCGCGGCAACTTTAGCCGCAGCGATAGACGCTTGCACGGGGTCCGTGATAGTTGCCAACTTGCTCAGCACGCTGGCGGTTCGACCCCCAGCCGGCGCGGCCCCGGCCCCCAAAGTCAACGGCAGCGACACGTCCATAAGAGTACTGATAGGTTTGGTCGCAATCGCCTTCTTTATCCCGGCGATAGAGCCGTATTGGCCGTAATGCTCCATCACGGCGTCGGCCAAAGCCTCCGCGTGGGGGTCTCGCTCGCCCCCCAAAGACCCGGCGACTTTCGAGTAAAACCCTTTTCCCACACCGAGGAGGTTTTTACCGGTCTCAATAGGATGCATGACGGCGTGCCCGAGGCCCGCCGCTTCTTCTTTTAGGTTTTCCCACGCGTGCTCTTTAGCACTGGCGGCAACATCGGACGCGCTCATCCCCTCGTAGGGCGTGAGGTCTTGCGGCGCCGGCGGAGTCCTCGGAACCGAGGGGGCTTTGGCCGCTGGAGGCGCCGGGCGAGACCCAGGAGCTAACGCCTCCCAAGACGGGGTTTCTTCGTCAGCCGCTGCGTTCCTTGGCTGAAGACTTTCCCAAGAGGGCACATTTTCGTCCACATCAGCCTCCTTGAGTAAAGTAGCGACCCATGTGCGGGACGTGGTAGAACCGCTCGAAATACTTGTTGATGTCCGCTGCGGAGTATTTCCCGTCTTTCGCCAAAGTGATGAACTTGACGGAGTTGGGATCGCTCATTGCGTTAATGAGCGCTTGCCGTTCCGCTGCGTATTTCTGTTCCCCGTTTTCCTGATCGAATGCGGCATACACGTTGGAAGCAAGACCCGTGGTTGAGTCTTGGCGGTAGTTTCGCAAATGCGCCGCTCGATCGAGGTTCTGTTGCGTAGCTACCGCCAATCTCGCGGCCAATTCCCGTGCAGCACGAGGATCTTGGTCAAGATTAGGATTTGCCTCCAAAAACTGTTTGAACGACTGAAAGGCCCTCAAATCCGACTCGTGCGCATTTGCTCCGGCGGAATACGTATTGAGTTTATCCAACAGCTGCTTCGTGCTGCTGATGTCTCCGAAAGCCCCTGGTTTTACGTCCATTCCAATCATTCGGGCGAAGGTGTCGGCTGCGTTCACGTACATGGAACGTACGGCGGAATACGCGCCGGGGGTATTGAAACCGCCAGTTATGCCCGCGTTTCCGATCAAAGCCATACGCTCCAAGGAGGAAGGACGGTCTTGATAAGCCGCACGAGCGGCACTCGTGATGCGGTCGACGTTTGCCTCCGACTGCTTTCGCAGTTCAGGAGAATTTAGGCCTGCAACATCTTCATTCTTTGCAAGCGCGCGAGAAGCGTCACCGTAAGTTACTCCCGGAGAGGGAGGCAAAGGCGCCACCGTCGGGATCGGGGCTCCGGGTTCGCCCGACGGAACCGGCTGCCCTTCGTACAATTCAACGCGTTGCCCGCTCTTGATCATCTGATCGACGATCTGACGCGAAACATAGCGCAAAGAACCCGTAACCGGGTCTTTGATAGCCACTTCATTAGAGCCCGGAATACGGGGAGCCGCCGTAAGCGCCAGTTTCTGCCGCTGCTCCTGTTCCTTCAAGATCTGTTGTTGCGTCGGTTCGTATGCTTGAGCCGCCGCCCCCACACCTTGCAGGATAGCGGCGCCTAGGTAGCGGCTCGGCGACGACGCCATTGTGCCGACGCCCGACAGAAGCGGGATCAACCAATCGCGATTGCGCTCCAGCCAATGGCCGCTCCCGGCCGGCTTCGGCTGCGGCTCGGCGGCTGGGAGCTGCCGTTGCAACTCGGCGGCTGAGGGCGCCAGGCCGGCGGGCACAGGCGGCGGCGGCTCGACGGCCGGGGGCGCCCCTGGAGGGAGGACATTCTCTTTTACTTCTTGCGCTCGCAAAGGCGCGAGGCCGGCGTTCTTCGGCGGGACCGGCGGGACTGGCAAGGCTTCGGCCGCGGTGGGCGCCCCCTCGACGGGCGGCGCTACGTCTCTAACTTGCGGCTCAGTTTTCCACGCGGGTTCTGGCGAATGCATCCAAGCCGGCCATAGTGCCTTTCCGACTTTACGCAGTTCCTCCCAATAAGATTGTCCCGGAGAGACGCCGCCCGGAGGCCCTTGGGTAAGAGCGGGTTCCGCCGTCGGGTCGATCGCCACGTCGCCGCCGTCTTCATACCCGTGGCGCCCGGCCACACCGCCGGTATGAAGCTGGGACAAGACCCCCAAGCCGCCGCCAATCAAGGCCCCCCAAGGGCCGCCAATCATGGCGCCAGTCGCGGCTCCCGATAGCCCCCCGCTAATCGGGTTCTTCTTTGCGGCGGGAGGAGGAGCCGCAGCAGCCTGAAGCGTTTTAGGCTTCTCCGGCTTGTCTTCGACCCCTTGGTCCATGTAGCCGTCCGAACTGCCGTCATACGGCGTACCGCCGTCGGCATATCCTCGCGAGGCGGCGAAACCAGCCAAACCCGGGTTGTGGCGAATAGTCGGGCCAAGAGCCAAACCCAGCAAGCCTAGTTCGGAAACCCCCAGCGCGCTTCCCTCGTCGTCCGTCATACCGCCGTCGGCATAATGAACGCGACCGCCATGCGCCGCTCTCACCAACCTGCCCGCATCGGTGATATTAGACGGAGCATCCGTCATAGCCTGTAGGTCTTCGGTCGACGGAGTGGTCAGCCAATCGTACGCCTTGCCTAGTCCTTCCGCCCCGGCCTGGCCCATGCCGTACAGGGTCTTCACGTCCTGCCCGATGCCCGCCGCGCCATGGAGGCCGCTCGCGAGCGTCGGCTGCTGTTGCGGGGCGGGCGTCTTGGCGGTCACGAGAGACGGATGCGAACCTCCGCCGGTCGGGATACCGAGTCCCATGCCCTCGCCCGGCATACCGGACAGGCCTCGGCCGTGCCGCCCCCACGGGGCGTTGGCAAACATATCCGCCTGCGCTCGCAGCATCGCGGCGTAATCGCTGTCCCCGACAAGGCCGCCGCCGGCAAAGCCGAGCCCCGCGTGTTCGGGCGCCACGGCGCCCCCCATCGAGGCGGCGTCCGCTGTGGCCTTGTCATAGTCGACCGTCTTATAGCCGCCGGCCAGGCCGACCGCCTCGGGATGATGCTTCTCGACGTCCTGAGCGAGCAACCCGATATGCTTGCCGGGTTGACCGCGGTAACGGTACTTGAAGATCTTCTGCCCGTCGTAGGTCTCGCCCACAGGCTCGATGTCTTCCTTCAGCCGCTCATCGGAGAAGAAGGACGACGGCGAAGTAGTCGTTGTGGTCGACCCCGATAGCGCGCCCGTGCCCTCGGCGATGTTCGCCTCGAATTGGGCCGCCTGGAACGGGTAAGCCTGTTGCTGTTGGAACTGCTTATACAGCGCC